CGGCGATCCCTTCTATGTCGATATCGACTATGACTGGATCATCACCACTGAGGGCGGCGGAGGCGTCCTGCCGTGAGCATCGTCTATGTTCCGGCGAACAACACGGTCCTGTTCTTTACCTCCGCCGGCAGCGAGGCGGTGGCGCGCTCGGAGATCACGACGGCAGCGCCGGACGACGAGGTCACGTTCCAGTTCTCGACCGACCGGCGCCCGCTCAAGATGCGGGCGGGAACCAGCGCGGGCGGACAGGAGATATTCACCGATATCACGCTCTACCCCGGCGAGCATCTTATCACCATCACGCCCGGGGTCTCGCCCTACTATGTCGAGTTCCGCCTGCCGGACATCGGCTATGTCGATGCGGATTTAGGCGCGGCTGAACTCTCGGGCTTCCAGGCTGTCACCGGGGGAGACCTGACGCTCACGACGCCATGGCAGGAAACGCATCTCAGGACCCTGCGGTTTGAGCAGAGCTTCGATGTCGCCTGGATTGCGACCAAGGGCGTGCAGACCCGCGTATTGGAGCGCAGGGGCGCCAAATCGTGGAGCCTGCGACAGTACCAGCCGGAAAGCGGACCCTTCGCCAATCTCAACGTCACATCAACGACGATGACAGCCAACTCCCGCACCGGCTCGGCCACGCTCTCAGCTTCGGCCCCGGTCTTCCGCGCCGCCCATGCCGGCGCCCTGATCAGGCTACTTCACCAGGGCCAGTTCATAACGGCGTCCATCGATGCGATCGACGAGCATACCGAAAACGTCCGGGTCACCGGAACCGGCGACAATCGCAAGTTCACGCTCGACATCACGGGCACGTTCAGCGGAACCCTGGTGCTCCAGCGCAGCGTCGGCAACGAACTCAACTGGGTCACCTACCAGACCCACGCCACCACGACCTCGACCACTTATGACGACGATCTCGACAACCAGATCATCTATTACCGCGTTCTCGCCACGGCATGGACGAGTGGAACCGCAACCGTCTCGCTGACCCACGCCAACGGATCGACCGAAGGCATCGCTCGTATCTACCAGGTCAATGCCGACAACTCTGTGACGATCGACATCCTGCGCCCGGTCGGTAAGACGACGGCGACCACAGACTGGGCGTTCGGCGCCTGGTCGGACGTCGCCGGCTGGCCTGCCGCCCCCGCTCTAGCCGATGGCAGGCTGTGGCTTGGGCGCGACGACCGATTCTGGGCCTCGGAATCGGATGATTTCGAAGGCTTCGAGATCGGAGCCGACGACGCCAAGGCGTTTACCCGGAGGGTCACCGGCGGCTGGGGGTCGGCTGTCTGGATGAAGGGCATATCCCGGCTGATGATCGGGATGGATGCGCGCGAGGCCGAGATCGGGACCAACGCGCTCGACGATGTGATCACGCCGACCACGGCTAAATCCAGGCCGAGATCGCGGCGCGGGTCCTCGACCACGGCGGATGGGTTTGTCATCGATGATGATGTCGGGTTCATCGACCGTAGCCGCCGCAAGCTGTTCCGCATGGAGCTTACCGGGGAGAGATACGAACTCAACGAGCTGACCCGGCTGCACCGGTTCATCTTCGGGGATGAGGGAACCGACGATGGCGCTCTGGAGGGGGCGGTCCAGTACAATCCGGAGCCAAGGATATGGATACCCTGCGATGACGGACACATGGCGGTGCTCCTGTTCGAGCCGACCGAGGGCGTCGTCGCCTGGTGCCGGCTGATCGACGAGGGGGCCTTCTACGAGAGCGTCTGCTGCGTTCCCGGAGACGTCGAGGATCAGATTTACTTCGTCGTCCGCCGGACGATTGACGGCTCGACCGTTCGCCATCTGGAAAAGCTCGCTCCCGAAGCCTGGGAGAACATGGAGGATGTCTGGCGGTTGAGGGATGCGGTCGAGTATTCCGGCGTCTCGACCACCAGCATCACCGGTCTCGACCATCTCGAGGGCGAGACCGTCCATGCCTGGACCGGCGGCTATCAGCAGGGTCCGTTCACGGTCTCGGGCGGGGCGATCACACTGACCTACGCCGCCACCTATGCCGTTGTCGGGCTGCTCTATGATGGGAAATACAAATCTCCTCGCGTCATGGGCGGGGCCAACACGGGAACGGCGCTTACCCAGGACCGGAAGATAACCCGGATCGGGCTTCTGCCCTACCGGACGGCGCCGGGCGCGCTCAAATGGGGACGCGATTTTACGAACATGAGCGTGCTCCGCGGGGCCGATCCGGCCAGCTACGACGCCGCCATGGTGGAGATCACCGACGACAAGAACCTGCCCTTCGAGGGCGCATCCGGCAAGGACCCGAGGGTATGCATACTGATGCCCACGGCGGGTCCGGCAACCTTACTCGGCATGGTTCCGCATCTGGAAACCAACGAAAAGTCCGGATGATCCGGTATGACGACCTAGGCCCCGAGCATTTCGAGGAATGGGGGGTCGAGGTCTATCCCGATCCGTCCCGCATGGTGGGGTTCGCCTGCCGGCGGGATAGCGATCTGGTGGCGATCGGCTGCTGCTTTGTCGGGGATGATAACCGCTGGTGGGCGTCCTTCGGGGGCAGGGGAGAGTTTCCGCACGGCATCCACCGGAAGTCGCTGGACCTGCTCCACGCCGTAGGGCGGGCAGGAGCGACCGAAATCCGGGCGAAGCTGGACGACACAATTCCGCGGGCGAGGGAATGGCTCAAGCGTCTCGGGTTCCGCCCCGTGGACCCTTCTGAGGCGGAGTGGATACTTGTCCTAACTAACGCCGCTTTGGCTTGTCGGGCAGATGGCCGTGCGTCTTGGCCCAGTCGGTCAGGACCTTGATCACTAGGGAGGAGACGGAGCGAGAATCGGCAATCGCGGCAGCTTCGATGGCAGACTTAAGCTCCGGCGTCATCTTGAAACTGATCTGGGCAGTGCGTTCGGCCACTATCGCTACCTATCACAAAGTGATTGACGTGGTGATAGAACGTAATCCATCGTGAGGCTCCAGTAAAGCGGAGTCGAAACGTGGGCAAGTGCGAGCGGTTTATTCGGGATCACATCAACTACAGTTCCGAAGAGTGTCTGATCTGGCCGTTCACCCGCAACAACATGGGGTACGGCCAGATTCGACGCGGCGGCAAGTTGGTGCTCGCCCACAGATACATGTGTGAGCTTGTCAATGGACCGCCCCCGTTTCCACGAGCGCAGGCGGCGCATAAGTGCGGGCAGGGTCACGCAGGGTGTATGCATCCGCTGCATCTAAAGTGGGCTACGCGCGCCGAGAACATGGCTGACATGCATGAACACGGAACCGACCTAAGGCATGGTAGGCATCCGTGCGCCAAGCTGACCATGGACCAAGTCTTGGCAATCGACGCAGACGACAGGCCAACCAAGGTCTTAGCGAAGGAATTCGGAGTGGGCGCCTATGCAATCATGGCGATCCGCGCAGGAAGGAGATGGGGCTGGCTGACCGGGCGTTCTCCCAAGCGGTCTTAGCTCCATAACAAATGCCAACAATTCCTCGCGACGAGAGGTCGGTAAGCGCTGACGCCGCCCCGGTCCGTGAAAGGTCGTAATGTCATTTATTTTCGACATTTTCGGGGCCGTCACCCAGTACAAGGCCAGCAAAAAGGAAGAGCAGGCCTACAAGATATCGGCGGAGCGCGCCCAGATGGCGGCTGAAGCCGAGGCCCGCCAGCTCGAAACCCGTGCGCGCCAGGGGTTGGCGGTCGGGACCTACAATTCCGAGCGCATCGCCAAGCGGGCCAAGGAGATCATGTCGTCGCAGCGGGCGGCGGCCGCGGCCGGCGGCGGGGACACCACCGACGCCACCGTTCTGGCGATCACCGACGAGACCATCCGTGAAGCGTCCATGGAAAGCCTACTGACAATGGCCGAGGCAGAGGATTCGGCACGGCAGGACCGCTACGCCGCCGCCGTCACGCGGACCACAGGCGCGCAACAGGCGCGGTCTTTTCAGGCCATGGGCAAGGCCGCGAGCTATGGGGCGACGGCCTCGCTGCTGTCCAGCATCGGAAGCGCCGTGGGCTCGTCGTCGTGGAAAGCCACCTTCGGCGGATGATGCATGGCTAGAATTCCAAGAGCGGTTGATTTGGCTGGCCCTGCCCAGCAGACCCGCCGCGTCGTCAATGTTCCCGTGGTGGAAGACCGCTCAAGCGGAGCATGGGAGGCGGCTGCACAAGCTGCTAGCGCCTTAGGCGAGGTCGCCAGACGGATCGAAAAGGCCGATATCGACAGGAAGGTCACAGAGGCCGACAGGAAAACCCGCGAGGACATCGACCGGGAATACCGGAAGCTTGAAACCGACGGGACCATCGACGCCGCAACCATCGAGACCCGGTTCAAGGAAGCCTCGGATGCGGTCATCTCGAAGAATGCCGAGATCGTTCCGCAGGGCGCTAAGGCGATGTGGACCGAACGCGCCAAGACGCAATGGCAGTCGAATGGAGTCCTGAAGGCGAGAGACCTAACCCGCAAGCGTCAGCTTACCGATATGCGCGCCGGGATCATTAAGGAATCCGCTGCGCTGCAAGCCGCAATCGGGGATATGGCGATCGAGGAAAAGACGTTCGTTGAGTCAGTGAACGCCCAGCGCAATCTGATCGGTAGGCAGGCGCAGAGCGGCGTGCTGGAAAAGGACGACGCAGCCCTACAGCTTGCCCAACTCGACAAGTGGATTGTCGACGACAAGACGGCGCGGGTCACGGCCAATGTCGATGCGTTGGTCCGTGACGGTCGCGTGGCCGAGGCCGAAGCCCAGTTCAAGGCCAACTACAAGGAACTCGACCCGGCCAAGCGTCAGGCGATCGAGAAGGGTCTGCAGGACGCCAAGTTCGATGCCCGTGTGGTCACGATGACCGATGATCTCTGGGCCAAGGCTGAAGGCGATTACGGCAGGTTCGTCAAGGAAACCGGCAAGATCGAAGACGCCAGGCTCCGAACGCAAGTCGAGGAGCGCGGCAACCGGCTGCGCCTCATGGCGGATCAGGCGGAAAACGAACATCAAGACGGACTGGAAGAGGCGATGTGGGCTCATGTCGAAGGGGGTGGCAAGATCGGAAATGCACCGCCGTCCTTGCGTGCGGAAATCGACCCCGACCGGCTGGGCTCCATCCGTGCATTCGAGAACGCCCGCGATGCTGAAGGCACGATGGGCTATACCGAAAAGCAGTTCTGGAAAATCCAATCGACCAATTTCCGCAACGAGCTTGAGACCATGCTGCCGGAGCGGTTCGTCGCCGGTTACGACAAGTGGTCGACTGACGCCAGGCGGAAGTTCGACAATCTCACGCTCGAAGACCAGCAGGCGGTTCGTGACGAGATCACCAAGCGCCGGATACAGGGCCAGGTATCGCAGCCAGTCGATGCGTCGATGACGGAACTGACCCAGGAGCTGAAGCGCGTTGCGCCCGAGGACTGGAAGATCGGAACGCAGAATCAGAAAAAGGAGGCCACGGAGGTGCTTGGCCTGCTGCGCGGCTACGCCAAGGACCAGGCGGCGACCGGCAAGCCCATCACCAAAGACGAGACGCGGGACTTCATCGCTCGCGCCATGGGCAGTCGGGGCTTTGCAGCGCCGGGACAGTTCGGCCTCGCCGTGAACGATCTTATTGGGACCGGCATGGAGGGCATGGTGGGGGCCGGGCAACTGGACCCGGATATCATAGCGCGCATCGAGGACACGTTCTACCGCAACACAGGAAACAAGCCGACGCCGGCTGAAACCATGGCGATCTACCGGCAGATCGAGGCGGCGCAGTAGATGGCTACGGTTCCTCGCTCTCCGGCAAGTCGAGCCATCGCCGACTTCGCCGAAGAAGTCGCCATGGCCCGCGTCAACGAGGAGAACGAGGCGAGGCTGAAGCGCGCCATCGAAACGCCCTTGGTCACCAGGCCGAAGGTCGATCCGCTGATCGGCGACAATCCGCTCCCCGGCTGGCCGGCAAAGCGTTCGCAGGGAGAATATCTAGGCTCGACATCCGCACCCGTGATCGAGCCGGATGAAGACGATCCGATACGCGGCTATACATCTTTAGGCCGGTCCCCGGCCCTGACGCGAGCCGACATCGAGGGCGAACCTCAATATGGGTCCGGTGAGGATGGAATCGGCGGACCGCCCAGTTTGGGGCTCAGCGAAGCCGACATTACCGATCTGCGCGCCTACAAGGCCGAGCGCGACGCAGCCCGGCTGGCGTCCGAAACCCGCTCCCGCCTGCTCGACAGCCCGACCACGCCCGAACAGGCGGCGCAGGATATCGACCTTGCAGACAAGTCCGGCGTCAACCGGATCGAGGTCGAGCAGAACCGGGAAAGCTTCCGGGCCGCAGATCAGGCCCGCGAGATCGACCGCGTCTATGAATCCGCCCCGCTCCTGCGTGATTGGGCGCGCGACCGAGCGAACTTCGATGTCGCGCACGACGATCTCGACAATCTTGAATGGTGGGAGCGGGCCGGAAAGCTGATCGGGGCCGGCGCTCAATCGGCGCCAGCCGCACTGGGCGAGGGCTTTGCCGGCACGGGCCAGATGATCGCCGACTTCATCGATGACTATCTCCGCAGCCCGTCATCGCCTGCGCTGATGTCGATTACCGGCGAAAAGATGACGCAGGCCCAGCGGGGAGCGTTCATCGAGAGCGGGCGCCTGCCGCAGAAGCCGCGCGATGAAGCTGATCTGCTGCCGCAGACCTCGCGTGCATTGGGTCAGCTGGCGCTGGGGGCAAAGCGGGAGCGCGAGCGCCTGACGCCTACGGGGATGAACGACATCGAGGCCGGCGTCTATTCCGGCGTCCAGTCTCTTCTGGTCCAGTCTCCAGGCCTTGTCGTCTCGGCGATTACAAAGACGCCGCTGCCGGCGATCGGGACTGCGACGATTGCCACGACAGGCCCGTCTTATGTCGAGGCCCGCGAACAGGGGCTGAGCGTCTACGAGGCGACGGAATATGCAGTCACTCAGGGCGCCATCGAATACGTCACCGAGAAAATTCCGATGTCGCAGCTGTTCGGCGACATCGCGAATAAGACCGGGTTCCTCACGACCCTCCGCAACAACCTCATCGCCGAAGGGGCAAGCGAGCAGGCGGCGACACTGCTTCAGGATGCCTCGACATGGGCGAGCCTAAATCCGGAGAAGACGCTGGCGGAGTTCCTGGCCGAACGGCCATCGGCGGCGCTGCAAACGGCGGTCGCCACCGTTGTCCAGTCCGGCGCGCAAACGACCCTGGCGCAGGGCGTCGACACCCTGGCGCGGCAATTCGAGCAGAACGCCCAGCAACGACGCTCCGAAGATCTGGAGCGCACCTTCGAAGCCATGGCGCAGGGAGCAAAGGACTCCAAGCTCCTCACACGGTTGCCTGAGAAATACCGGGAAGCCGTTGCAGCGGTGACCAAGGATGGCCCGCTGGAGAGCGTGCGCGTGTCGTCCGAGGCGATCAACGAGTTCGCGCAGGCCAACGACCTGACCCCCGAACAGCTCTCCCAGGCGTTCCGCATCGATCCTGCCGAGATGGTCGCGGCGATCCAGTCGGGTGATGACGTGGTGATCCCTGCCGGCAACTACGCCGCAGTCCTCGGAACCGCAAAGAAAGAGATCGGCATATCAGGGGAAACCCTGCACGCCGCCCTTGCCCCGAACATGCGCCTCCGCGCTGACGACTTCACGGCCAAGGAACACGAGGCCATGAAAGCCGTGTTCGAGGAGGAGCAGAAGGCGCGGGAAACCTCGGCCACGACCGAACAGACCTTCGCCGACTCCGCTGATCGCGTTCGCGAAACCATACGCGAGCAGGTAGCCAACACCAAGCTGTTCAACACCGAGACCGCCAACACGCAGGCAGCCATTGCAGGCGAGATGGTGGTGACGCTGGCGGAGCGGACGGGGCAGGACCCGGAAGCGTTGTGGAAAGAGATGGGGTTCGATGTCGTCGCGGCGCTGACCGGCGAGGAAGACGCCGACGCTCTTCCGCAACAAACCAGACGGACGCCCGCACCAATCGATGACGAAACCCTGACACGTGCGTCCAGTGTCTTGAGCGAAAACGAATTTGAGGCGTGGAAGGCCGCCAGCGAAGGTCTAACAAACGATGAGATTGCCGTCCGCATGGGCGGAGAGGAGGGCAAGGTCACCGAGACCGCTGTGTCGGTCTACCTTGGCCGGGCGGAGAAGAAGGGGTTCCCATCCGAAAAGCTGGTCGGCGGGAGACCGCAAGCGCCTGAGACTGAGGGCGTGATCCGCATGCTGGCGCGCGGCGCCGACGTTGCCGACATCGCGCAGGTCATGTTCCCGGATCGCGATCCGGCCAAGGCCAAGAACCAGATCAGGGCGATGCGGTCGAAGTATGCCGACCGGGTCGAGGCGGCGCGCTCGAAGATGGCGTTCGCCCAAGGCGACATGCGCGGTTCATTCACGCCCCGCGCCGACCGCTCTGTCATCCGCCTGTTCGAATCCTCCAATCTCTCCACCTTCGTCCACGAAGCCTCTCACTGGTATCTTGATACGCTGTGGAAGATGGCGCAAACCGAGACGCCTCACCCGTTCGTGCAGGAACAGCTAGCCGCCATCCTCGAATGGAAGGGCAAGTCGCCAAACTGGACGGCGATGTTCGATGCGCAGGGCCGGGTCACGGAAGAGGGACGCGACGTCCACGAAGCCTTCGCCGAGACATTCGAGGCCTATCTTCGCGAAGGCAAGGCCCCATCGACCAGTCTCCGCTCGGTCTTTGCCACGCTGAAGCAATGGCTCCTCCGCATCTATAAGAGCATAACCCAGATCGGGCGCCGCGTCCGCCTCAACGACGAAATCCGCGCCGTATTCGACCGCATGCTTGCAACCGAGGAAGCCATCAAGGCCGCGACCCAGACCTCAGCGCGTGACAGCGAGCAGATGGCGAAGGCGCTGCTGGACAAAGGCGTCATCACCGAGAAGGCATTCGAGCGCACCAAGGCGCGTCTGCTAGCCGCCAGAGAGCGGGCCGAAGCCGACCTCATGGCCCGGCTCATGGAGGATTACGAGCGTAACCAGAAAGCCTGGTGGCGATCGGAAGAACGTCAGGTCCGCGCCGAGGTCACATCCGAAGTCGACGAGCGTCCGGAACAGCGCGCCTACCAGTGGCTGTCAGGCGGCGGTTGGAGGTCAACGCAGGGCGACTTCATCGACGCGGCAGCTATCGAAGCTGAAGCCGTGTCCGCTCTGTTGCAGGCTGACGGCTTCCTAGACAACACCAAATATTTCGAGCCGAACGCCACGGACGAGAGTCTGGCAGCCCTGCGCCAGCGGATGATGGATGACAATGTCGTCCCGATCATCCTGCTGTTCAGGACCGATGCTGGCCGGATCATCGCCTTTCCAGGCGGGAACGATGGCTACCACCATGACCTCGCGCGCGTCGTGTTCGCTCTCGGCGACATCAAGCTTGAGCACGGCGTCTACAACCCGAAGAAGTGGCCGACTCTGGCCGACATGGACAAGGCCGGGGTCCATGCGTGGTATGCCACATCAGGCACGGAAGCCGACATAAAGGCCCCAGCATCGGGCGAAGTCAGTAGCGGCCTGCTTGTCTATCGCGGCAGCGGCGAAGACGTTCTTGGCGAGGTGGAAAAGGGGCGTCTCGGCAACGGTCTGTACTCCGCAGAGGAGCCGTGGATCGGCGCCGAGTGGGGCGGACAGACAGGTAAGATCGATGCTTGGAGGATCAACGGCAAGCTGTTCGATCTGGATGAGGAAACGTCCCGAGGACTTGAGAACTACGAGAAGCCGGACGACACGCCGCAGGCCAAAGCGCTGTTCGCGAGGCTGAAAGCCGAAGGCTATGTCGGTGTCCGCGATCCGTGGTCAGGCCACATCAACGTGTTCGTCGAAGGCGCCATGGTTCGCCAGCCCGAAGCCGATCAGGAACTCGGAAGCACGTGGACGAACGATGAGGAAATGCTGGCGCAGACTGGCAGTTCGGGCCGCACCGTGCCACCCCCTAACCTCCCGCCCATGCGCCTCGACCTCAATGCCGTCCGCGAGCAATATGGCGAGGACGCGCTAGCCAAGCTTCCTCCCGAGGTCCGCGCCTACAGTGCGGCGGCGACGGATGCGGACCAGTTCCTAGAGATCGCGCGAGACGTGCGCCGGACGCTCAACCAGAAGAAGCCTCGCTCGCTCTGGCAGTTCCTCGCCCGCAGGCGCTACATCGGCTCAGGCAACGACAAGATAGCCTATAGCGGCATCCGCGATCCGGGCGGCGAGATCAAGTCGATGATCGGGGAGCGCAAGACTGCCCCCGGTTTGCTGGCCGACGAGACCAAAGACAACAAGCGCGTTCGCTCCTACAGTATTCATGATGCAGCGGTTGCGGCTTGGGAGGAAGGATATTTCAGCGGCGAAAGCCCGCCGGACGACAACGACTTTCTCGACGCGCTTGGCAATGACGTCGGCGGGCAGGGGCCACTCTATAGCCGGACTGACATCGACACGGTCCAGAAAATCCGCGACGCCGAGACATGGGAACAGTGGTTCGACGGTCAAGGCATCGACATAGCCGAGAAAGACGGCGCTGTTCTGCGGGCCAAGATCGAGACAGCACTCACGGGCCAGACGGAAAACGCCATCGGCCCCGATGAGGCGGCCCCGTTCTTCGACATGCCGGACGGCAACGCTCTCCTGCAGGGCCTGAGAGAGGGTCCGCGCCGCAACGCCCTCATCAAGCAGCTCACCGAACAGCGCATGATCGCCAGACACGGCGACCCGTTCAAGGACGGGACCATCATGCAGGAAGCGGAGAAGTTCGCCCGCAACGAGGTACAGCAGCGGCATTTCGAGATCGAGCTCGAAGCTCTCGCCAAGGCGGCAGGCCAGCAATTCGCCGGCAATCTCGCCAAGCAGCAGGCGCAGGAAAACCTCCGCACCAAGCAGGTGCGTGAGGTTCTGAACTACAACCAGTGGCTGATCCTCGAACAGCGCTGGGGCAGGAAAGCGATGGAGGCTGCCGGAAAGGGCAAGTTCGACGAGGCGGCGCAGTTCAAGCGCTATCAGCTCGTCAACCTTCACATGTTCCGCGAAGGTCGGAAGATGGCGGAGGATGCTGAGAAGACCCGCAAGCATCTGATCGCCTACGGGTCCAAGACCAAGCAGCAGCGGCTATTCTCGGCAGGCGAAGATTACGCCTCGCAGATGAACGGGCTTCTCGACGACTACATGCTCCGCCCGGAAAGCAAGCGGCAGGAAGGCCGCAGGGCGTCCCGCGCCCAATGGATCCAGGCGCAGATGGCCGGCATCGATCCTTTCGCCGCCTATCAGGACCCGACAAAGACGTCGGAGGAACAGCGCGTTGCCGCCGCAGAGGCGCTGGAACGCTCACAGGCGCTTGCCGCACTGGCCGAAGGCGCAGAGGCCCGCAACTACAAGAGCCTCACTGTCGAAGAGCTGGAGAGCGTCAGGGCGGAAGCCGACATGATCTGGCGGCTGGCGACGCTCAAGGACCGGCTGATCAAGGAAGGCGAGCGCCGCCGGCTGTCTCTGGCGGCGGAGGATATCGCCGCCGAGGTCGAAACCAATCAGCCGAACCAGAAGCCGCCCGAACCGCTCGAGACGGACACGGCAGGTGAGATCGTCAAAGGCTCGGTGCAGAAATACTTCGCCATGCATCGGACGCTGCACTCCCTGGCGCACCAGTTCGCGGGCGGCAAGGACGGTGGGGTCTTCTGGCGCTACATCGTGAAGCCGCTCAACGCCGCATTTGCACATCTCTCCAGCCTGCGCAAGCAGATGGGCGAGGATGTGATCGGGCTGTTCGGCGCCTACACTCAGGCGGAGCAGGAACGCTTCTATCGTGACCGCCGCCGCTTCAATGGAATCGGCCGCTCGCTGACCACACAGGGCCGCCTCGCCATCGCCCTCAACTGGGGCAATGCCGTCAACCGCAAGCGCCTCATGGACGCCTATGGGTGGAACGAGGGGCAAGTTCAGGAAGTTCTCGACACGCTCTCCAAGCGCGATTGGGACTGGGTGCAGAGCACATGGAACTACCTCGACACATGGTTCCCGGAAGCAAACCGCGTGCATGAATCCGTCCATGGCGCGCCGATGTCAAAAGAGCAGCCGCTTCAGATCGCGACCCGCTTCGGCATCTATGCCGGCGGATATTACCCTCTGAAGTTCGATCCCAAGCTGTCATCCAAAACCGGCCAGCGGGCCATCGAGGCCGACGCCCTGCCGCAGACCGGCAATATCGGGCAGCGCAGACGTGAAGGCTACACGCGCGAGCGGGTCAAGGGCAAAGTCACACTGCCGCTTCGTCTCTCCGCCCTGGATGTCATCGTTCAGCACCTAGACGAAGTCGCCCGCTCGATCGCGACCGAAGAAATCCTGTTCGACATCGGCAGGATCATTAAGCGACGCGAGGTCGAGGATGCGATTGTCGGGCGTCATGGTCGGCAAATCTACAACACCATCGTCAGCCAGCTCGTGACCGCCAAGTTCGGGATGGAGGGAACCTCCGGCCTTCTCGCTCATCTGAGGAATGGGGCCACCGTCGTTGGCCTTGCGTGGAAGGCATCGACAGCGGCATTGCAGGTCCTCGGCGCTTCCAACTCGGTTGTCCGTGTCGGCGGCCCATGGGTCGCCAAGGGCTACGCCCGCATGGGCAAGGATGCTGCAACGCTTCAGTCCTCGGCCGATTGGATCATGGAACGCTCGGAATTCATGCGTCATCGGCGCCAGACGCAGAGCCCGGAAATGGCGTCTTTGCTAGATGCGGTGAAGAACAAGTGGACGCCTTCGTTCATTCCCCGCCACCTGCGCATGGCGCACCGCTGGATGGTGCGCAACGGCTTCGCCCTGATGGCGAATACTCAGTTCTACGGCGTCGACATGCCGACCTGGTACGGGGCTTATTTCAAAGCGCAGCACTATGGAGCGGAGGAAGGCGACGCCATCGCCATGGCGGATCAGGCGGTGGTGGACGCACAGGGCGGCGGGGAGCTTCACCAGCTCGCGGCGATGCAATCGGGGGCCGGGACCAAATACGCGGCGCTTCTGCGCATCCTGACCAACTTCATGAGCTATATGATCACGACCTATAACCTCGGCGTCCAGCGCGTCAGGAATGCACGAACGGCTGGGCAGATCGCAGCGCTGTCGTTGGACCTGATGATCCTCGCTGCGGTTCCCGTTGCGGGCAAGATGACCCTTGACCTCCTCACGCGCGGCATCGGTGATGATGACGAGCCTGAGGAGTGGGCGGAGCGGTACGCGCGCGAGCAAGTGGCGTTCCTCTTTGGTCCATTCGTCGGCGTCTCGCAGTTCGCCGGTTCGGCGCGCGGCGATGACAGCTATGGTTACAAGGGTCCGGCGGGCCTCGCGATCTTCAGTGAGTTGAACCAGATGGGCTCGGCGGTCGCTGAAGCCGACTTCGATCAGAGCTTCTGGAAGCCGGCCAACCGAGCGGCCGGCATGGTCTTCCACTACCCCGCAGGACAGGTGCAGGCATCCGTTCTTGGCGCCCAAGCCCTGTGGAACGGCGAGACCGACAATCCCGCCGCGATCTTCTTCGGGCCTCCGCCCGCGAACTGACCCCGATCTTCTGAACCGAACCGCAACCCGCTGCGCAAGCAGACGGGAAGGAAAGTTTCATGACTCTCGTCGTCCAAATTCCACGAGTTAGCATCCTCGGCAACGGCACCTTGGGACCGTATTCGCTGAATGACGAGAACTCGGTCCCGATCCGTTTCGTCTCGACGTCTCATGTCAAGCTGACCCGCTATGCGACGGCTACAACGGACAACGACGCCGGAACGGTCCTCGTCCTGGATACCGACTACTCGGTAGGCGGTACGCAGGACGCACGGACATTCACACTCACCGGCTCGCAGGCGGTTCTGACATCGACCCAGCGCATCCTCGCCGAGCGGGTGCAAGCGTATACGCAAGACCTCGACCTCACCACCGGCGGGTCGTTCAATGCGGAGAGCGTCGAGTCCAGGTTCGACAAGGTCGGCGAGTTTCAGCAGGAACTGAAGGCGCGGCTCGATCGGACCGTTCCGCTGCAGTTCGCCGACGCCACGGCCAACGCGGCATTCCCGTCCCCGCCGACTACCGGCGCTGCGTTCCTGATCCGCAATTCCGATGGTTCGTTCGACCATTCCGATGAGCCTGACCTGACAACCGTTGCGGGCATTGCCGAGGCCATCGAGCAGGTCGCCGCCATAGACGCCGAAGTCGTCGGAGTTTTCGACGCGCTGGAGGACATCGAGACCGTCGCGGACAATATCGGCGATGTTCAGACGGTGGCTGACGGGCTGGGCGGTGGAATCATTCCCAACGGCGTTGCGATCACCAACCTGCCCATCGTGTCGGGCGTGGCGACGGCCACTAAATCCGCCCACACGCTCCAGGCCGAAAGCGGGACCTCGGATACGGTCACGTCTATTGATGCCAGCGCGTTCCCGGATGGGTCGTCTGGCGAGCTCGAGATCGACGCCGGCGACGAGATCACCTTCGAGGAAGGCGCGAACCTTGTAACGGAGACCGGCTACGATCAGGTCGCGCAGGCCGGCGAGCGGCTAAAATGGCTCCGCGATGGCTCGACCATCTACATCAACCGCATTTTGACGCGGCGCCCGGACATGGAGTCCAGTCTATTCGGCGTCAAGCTAGGCCGCGACAACCGCGACCGCATTCTGGAGTTCATCAAGGCCGGCATGGAGACCGGCAAGCGCAGCGTGTTCGAGGCGCCTGAGACCGCTGGTCAACAATACCTGTTGTCGCCGCTTTCTTACAATCCGACCGTCGGACACATCAACGTCGCATGTCAGCCTGGCGTCGCGTTCGGATACTACGCGCCCTCAACCGACAAACTGTTCGATTTTCTTGGGCCAGGTAATACCTATGACGTCAAATGGCGCGGTGGCGAGGTCGACGTCTCTGGCGGGACCTTCGCCTGGAACACAACGTCCAACACCGCGCTTGGCGTGACTCGCGCGCGGCGGTGGAGCGTTAAGGGCGCTCACCTTCACGGCGGAGCGGGTCGGATGGCCTATGCGCAGCCGGCCGATTTCAGCGCGTCCGGATTTCCGATCACAAACGTCGCGGACAACGGATCGGGTGACGCCAGGTTCACCTGCTCCCAGCTTTGTGCGGCTGGTGGCGGCGGTATCGACACCGGAGAAACGATCCGCATCTGGGGGTCGGCCGCGTATTCCACCGGTCCCCACACCGTAACCAGGATCGACGATGATACCTTTGATGTGTCCGGGCTCTCCTATGTCGCCGAGGCGTATTGGAGCGGCGACTCCGGCATTTCCTATGTCGATATCGATCAGTTCGAAGCGGCTGGAAACCGCATCGGACGATTCTGCGACGCCGGGATTTACGCCAGCGGTCAATCGACTGCCGGCTATGATCCAGCAGATGACGGGCGCGCTTGCGACATTCTCAACAACCTGATCTATGACTGCGGCGTCGGCATCACCGCGAAGCGTGACTTGGGCATTGTGCAGATCCGCGGCGGATCGATAATCAGCTGTGCGGACGGAATCCATATGGCCAACGCCGGCACGCCGACGCAGCCGCCCCGCGTGTCGACGATCGACGACATCCTCATTGAGATGAGCGACCAGACGCCGATTATCATCCGCGCATATCCGTTCCGCATCGGCTCCGGCGTCAGCATCATCGGCTTCGGCCGGCGCCGCGGAACAACCGATATTTCGCAGTACACCAACGATGCGTCGCGCAACTCAGCGATCGCGCTCTTGGGCGCAAGCGGCGGCGTCATCGAAAGCCCACTTATCGAGCAGGTGGGAACTGCCGACAGTGGCGACCGCGGCATCTACACCGAAAATACGACGATCAACTCAGTCGCTCACACGGGCGGCAACAACGTCGCCAAGGGACCGCGGTTCAAGAACATTTACACGCCGATCTATGAGGCCGCGAGCGTCAACAGGAGCACCTACAAGGACTATGAACTCATCTCGCCGCCAGGCGGCGTCGAGCGGATCACGCTTACTAATGTCGACTCTTATGCCATGCCAGCGAAGCCGCGGGCTGGATCGGTCAACCTTACGCCGTTCCTCTCCACCGTGGATGCGGATGCCTGGCAGATCGACGCGCAAAATTGCGATTGGGAAGAGGTTGAGCCTGGTATCGTCAGGGTACGGGCAAGGGTCCAGGTTCGGATAACGACTCTCGGCTCAGGCTCTGGTGAGTTTCGCCTGAGCGGCTTTCCCCGCACGGCGTTCAGCGATGCGAATGAATCGGACTACATTCCGGTGATGAACAGGGCGGCAGCGGGGCTGACAAGCGTCCCGGCAGGAACAACCGAAATTGTCCTGAGGATGAACGGAAACGCCGCCACCTGCCAGTTTCATTTCGCGCAGCCAAACACCGCCACGACCGTCATTGCGGGAACGCACATGGTTGTTGGCACGCCGATCCGGTTCGAGTGGAGCGGCACCTACAAGTCAGCCCGCCCGCTGGTCCTGTCCTAATGTGCAAGCAGCAGCCGAAGCTCGCTGGTGGTCAGAGCCTCGCGCGAATAGGCGCGAAGAAGCGGCGCCGGCGACTCAAGGTCCGACTTCAGCGTCTCACGTTTCGCGACTGTGAAACCCGCCTCGACACAGGCGTCGGTAATGTCATCGGCGGTCGCGCGGTTAAGTGTTCGGTACTGCTCCCATAGCCGGGACTTGGATGCGTCTGGAAGCGAAGAGGCAAGCAGCTTCTCGTGGAGCACGTCGGTCTGGTGAAGCAGATGACACCATGGCTCGGGGATGGCGCCGTAGAGATGCGCGCCTCGGGGCGAGAAATAGAGCGGGTCGATCTGGAGAAAGAACTTGCCGCTTGGCCTCAGCCGTTCGCGCAGCATCTTGAGGATCGGAACGATGAGATCGGCGCGGACGTGCTCGAACACGGACCAGGAGTAGATGATGTCGAGATCGTGGATGTCGTCAGGCAGGCTGGATGGAGGAATGAGACGGAGATCGAGGTTGGCGGGCAATGGAGCCGCTACGAGTTTTTCCAGTTTCGCGCGCAGCCGTTCGGGGTTCACAGTCTGAATGTCGGTTCCAAAAACCTTCGCAGAGGGATGCCGCAAGGCGAAGGACGCAGCGGCGATGCCTTCACCACATCCGAAGTCGAGAATGCGGGTGTTGTCAGCCACCCGTCCGAGATAACGGGTGACGATCTTGTACTCATGGAAAGCACGCGCGCGGAAAGCAGGATCCGCCACGGTATCAAGGGTCACAGAGATAGACTCGGCGAGCATGGGTTCCTACCTTGAAGCAATGCGCAGAATGGTGTCAAATCAGGCCATGAACAGACTTCAGGCGATACTCCTCATTGGCGGCTTCGCCTGCATCATGCTCGCCGCGATGACTGGTTTCGTGTTCTTCCCGCACGCGGTTGACGGCCCAATGACCGAATACTCCGAGTCCGCCGACTAATGGACAGCGCGGCATCAAGAGCAGATGCGCCAATAGATGAGGAAGCAATCGAGCGTGAAGCGGTAGAAATTTTTGCCCACTTCAGCTTGAGGTCAGAGCGGTATGACAAACGCTTTGAAATCTGGCGGACAAATGTCGCGGAAGAGAACAAGCCCCAGTATCGCGATTCAGCAAAGAACGGACTGCGAGTGTTGCGGCGAAGGTTACAGGAATGAGCAACGAAGACAGCGGTATCAGCTTCATCAAATGTGATGAAGTGCAAATCAAAAACTGCACGGGCAGTGGGTTCCGGATCGACATGCGGCCGGGTTTCCGCAAACACTGGTGGCAGTTCTGGCGGAAACCCGGCCCAGTCTTCAAAGACAACATCTTCCTCAGCTCGGCCAGTGACGGATCCGATGGCTGATTTTCTTTGGACCATAGAGGCTGAGGACGGCGAGGACGCGAATCCGCAGACCGTCGGGAGAATTGTCCTAAAAGCGATGATGCCGAGTGTTCCGCGTGTCGGAGAGGAACTTGACGCCAACGGCCAACTGTGGGTCGTCGAGAGCGTCCGCTACACCATCTGCGATTGGACAAAGTCCAGCAAGATGAAAGTTTCGCGTTTCGCAATGCTGGCTTGCAGGAAAGTCCAAGGGACGAAGTACGACTAAGCGGACCTCCGATCCCACGGCCACACTAATTTCACACACCTAACCTCTCCACCGCCCCCACTCAACCGAGCCGGGGGCCGCTTCCGTATGGACCCTCACCATGAACCAGCAACCAGAACGCCCCCGCCGGGCGAAGGGCGAGCCTATTGCCTCATGGAATGAGCGCAGGGAGGCCTACGTCGCCATGTACCGGATGATCCGCTCCGGAAACCGGAAGCTGCTGGCTCAGCATGAAGATATGCTCGGCGCGCTCGCGGACTGGTACGCGCACTTAGACGAAGTGCCGGTATCCGCGCCTGCCGTCGAGGTTCCAGCGCCGCCGTCCGCCCCCCTCTCCCCCCAACATGTAGAAGCCGGGGGCGGGGTTTCTGACGGAGAGGAGAAGCTGTCAGGGGAGGACATCGACGCGCTTCGAGCCAAGGTCGCGGAACTGTCCGAAAAGCTCGCCGCGAAGGAGGCGGAGCAACCGCCGGCCGATGAGTACGGCCCCGATGAGACCGGCATCCCCCGCGCGTTCCACGGCCTGATGCTTCCGGACGAGAGCCCTGAGAAGTTTACCGAGCGAATGTTCCGTCGATGGAATGCGCTCAGACAATACCGTGTCGACGGCACGAAGCCAACCCAAAGCCGGGCGCTGCCGGACATGACCGAAGAAGAAAATGCCGAGCTTACCGATCTGGAAGAGCGCAACCGACGCTTCCGGTGGCTGGACTGACGAATCCGCACCGCAAAGGACTGGGGAACTAAATGGCAGAAGATGAAAAGAGCGTCATGGACCGCTTGCGAGATCGCTTGGGCGGAGTCGAGCGGCTGATAGAACGCCTCGATGAGCGCATGCTTGGCAAGCTTGGCAAGGACGATGCGTCCATACTCATGGAGCACGCAACGGCCGGAGATGACAAACTGAGGGAAGACTTTTTGGGACGCCTCAGCGACTTTCGCGTTGAGGTCCGCGGAGCATTCCAGCACGCAGAAAAAGAAAATGCTTCCGCCATCTATAAGGCGGTCACCGAATCCGAGGGCCGGCTGACGGTGGCGATCAACGCCCTCAACGCCACGATCGCGGCACTCGCATCAACGCCGCAGCAGGAGCGGCGTGGCTGGCATCCGGTCGTCACCTACGGCGGCGGCGGGGTGAGCCTCGCAACCGTTGCGGCCATCCTGATCTACATGGCGACCAACGGCCGGTTTGGGATACCCAACTGATGCGCACCCCGACAATGGCCGAGATGGGCTCGGCGGCGCGCTGGCTGAAAAATCAGTTCGCGGAATGGTTCGCCGGCACATGGGCCATGTTCCTCGGCTACTTCATATTCCTCACCATCTTCTACAACCTGATGTTGATGGACGGGCATTTCTCCCGAGGTCTCGGGGAAGGCTCGGGCGTCAACCCAGACAGGTTCCAGCAGATCGGCTGGATGTTCCGCGCCTTCGCGGCGCTGTTCTTGGTTTTCGCCACCAAGCTGACGCTGATGGGGCTGAAGAAGCACGCCTATGCGGTGAGGATCGTCGGGGGGTTCATTGCAGCGATCGTCATCCTGCACGCAACCGGCTTCGGCCTCAAGGCGCTGGAGGGCAAGCGGGACAACGCCAATGCGGTCGAGGCGGTCGCAGAAGCCAGGACCGACACCAACGATGCGCTTCTGGCCCAGCTTCGCAAGCAGGTGGCCGACATCGACACGCAGCTTGCGGCTGCGGTCGAGCCGATCAACAAGGAGATTATCAATCTCGATACCGACAAGCTCGCCGCCAACGACAGGCGCAGCGACGGCCTGCGCGAGCGCCGGACCGCGCTCGAAGACAGGGCGGTAGCCGAGAAGACTCCCATCAATGCGCAGATCACGGAACTGATCGCTTCAGGCGGCCAGCAGAGGACCGATGACGCGGCAGGCCTTGCCACAAATGAGCACTGGTCGCCGCTGTTTGTCGGCCTCGCCCAGCTCTTCACCTGGACGGCCGAGCCCTCCGACTGGTCGATCTACATTGCCGGCGTCCTGTTCATAATCTTCTGGGTGCTGGTCGCTGACTCGATCGCTATTGTTCTCCCGGATGCGCTTTACCGGATGCACCTTGCGGACGCGAAGAGCCGCAAGATCAACATCTCGGTCGATGCGTTCAAGGACTTGCAGGCCCAGGCCGACGAACTCACCCGACGCAAAGCCAATCTCGGAGAGGGCGCCCAAAGGGCGGTCAAGACCAAGACGAAGAAGAAGAAGGTCGTTGAAGCCAAGCAGGCGATCGAGGACATGCGGAGCGAACTTGCCAAACGCGAGGCCGCCGAGCGGCAGCGGGTGGAAGCCGCCATCGCTGAGATGAGCGCCGAATATGTTGATGAGGACGAGCCGGAAGAGACCACGAACCCGGCCGAGCCCGAATCCCCTCCCGATGCTGAGCCGGTCGACGCAGAGGCTGAGCCTGAGGCGCCGGCCGAGGAAGCGCCGGAGGCGGGAACCGACCTCGTTCCATTCGTCGAAACGCCAGAAACCGAACCGCCGGAAGAGCCAACCGAGGAAAGCGACGATGACAAACGTCCGCTTCAGGCCGCTGAATGACTGACATGGTCATGCGAGCGAGTCAGGACCAGAAAAGACGGACGAAGATGTCCGAAGGTCTCAGGCTCGACGGCTATCTCGACACGCAAGACCCGCCTCACTGGACCATTGGCTACGGGAGGGCCGACACCAATCCCAAGCCCGTTCGCGGCCTGATCGATGGAAAGTTCTATCAGGGCAAACCCTGCAAGGGCCTCCAGATCACGCAAGCCGAAGCAGACCGGCTGTTCGATGAGGACGCAGAAGAAACCGAGCATGTCATCTCGGCGGCGATCGATCATCACCTGACACAGGCCCAGTTCGATGCGCTATTCGACTTCGTCCACCATTATGGCGCCAACAATTTTTTGGGCTCGACGCTACTCAAGCGTATCAACTTCAATCCCAACAACCTGGACGCGATCATCCCGCAATTCACACGCTGGAACATCAACGCCGGCAAGCGGGACAAGGGCATCTACATGCGCTCCTGTCGCAGGGCGTGCGTCTACGCCGGAGCGCCTATCCCGCAGATTCTTTGGGAGCCGAGGAACTTTCCCTGGAAGGTCACGGCAGACGACGAAATCGACTTCAATCATACGCCCGATGCGTTCTTTCTGATCGAGCTGGGCAAGGACAAGACCAAACCCTACGTGTTCGACCCCGACAAAATTGAGATGCCCCCCAGTGACTCTCCGGAGCCCGCTGGTAAGGTTGAGGCTGTTGGGGGCTCACCCGTACCCGAGCCCATTGAAGCTTCTGCGCGGCCTCCGGAGCCCGTCGAGGCGGTGCGCGAGGCGTCGGTCGATCCCAGTCCTCCGGCGCCCGCGCCTGCTGTGCCGCCGCCCCAATCCAATCCTGCCAGCGTAGAGTCAGTAGAGTCCAACCCGGCAGGGGAGGGGCCGCCGTCCCGAACTCCATCGCCCACGGCGGTCCCTCCGAGGATTCAAGCTCCGCCGGCTCCGGTCGGGCAGCAGACCTCCGCTGTCGATGCAGTCCGCAATTCCAAGGACTGGTCGGACAACTGCAAGTCGCTTTTGCTCAGCCGGAGATTCTGGGGCCTGCTTCTCGTGGTCGCCGGACGTCTATGGATGGCGAAGACCGGATCGACTGCACTGCTCAACGGCGTCTCTGATCCGATCGTAACCGAGATGTTCTCGGGGCTTGCCGTGATGATCGCAGGCGAGTTCGTCGAGTGGTGGGGCAAGGCGAAGGCTACGAGGCCGCTGAAGTAAGACGGTCCTGAGATTTAAGGTAGGCTCTCAGAGCTTTGCGTATCACGAATGATCTTTCCATACCCTCGCGCTTTGAGGCCGCTTCGAGCGCCGCAAGAAGATCAACATCAAGCCGGAAGGTAAGGTGTTTCCATCGGTCGTAGGTTTGCATGTGTGGCTCCATGTGGATTGCGCATACTCTAAGTCGTTCGCGCGCCCACGCTACCTTTTTCGTGTGACACAAATCATGATCCCCGCCATCACCGCATTCTGGACCGGCCTTCCCAAGCCGGTTCGCGAAGCCCTTACCTGGATCGGCGTCGTTATCCTCTTCATCTTTCTTGGCAAGGCGTACATCAAGGCCAAGAACAAGGAGGCGGTTGAGAAGGAGCGCGCCAAACAGCGCGAGCGCGCCGCCATTGAAGCCGCGAAGATCGAAACCAAGCGCCGTGAAATCTCAGAGGAAAGAACCGATGCCGTTACCCATGCCGAGCAAACTGCTCGCGATCACGTTGTCTCTAGCAGCCCTGACGAGCTGCGCGCACGAGACCCCGATCTCTATGCCATCGTATACGGCGGTGCTGGAAGCCGAAGTGGCGAAACAGAAAGCCGATGATTGCGACCTTTTCCGTCCTGAGCCTATACCGCTGGACGCCTCCGATCTCTGGCGCGCTCATGCTGAGACATTCGCGGTGAAGTGGCGGGACTACTGCGCTATGCCGAGCCCACGCTGAATTTACAGTCCGGCGCCGCCTCGATCCTCGTCTCCGTCATGCTGACCGCTTCGGCCCATTCGGCTGCGGTCATTGAAGGCTTCTCCCAGAACGTCCGCTCTGATCCATCGCGAAACTTCACGACGTAGGGTGGAATCGGCCTCGTGTCGATGTGCTTGATCTCAATTTCAATGACGTCGTCGTTCATCTCTACCTCTCAACACAGGAGACTATATACCATGGCCCGGAAGGGCTGGAGTGCGCACTAGCGCGAGAACTCAATCCATATGCCCAGAGCGCAAAGACCGAAGGTGACCACGGCCATGCCCGCTATCACAGTAGCCAGTGCGGCGAGGTCGTAGCGGTCCATGCGATAGCCGCGCTTACTATGCGCGGCCACGACGTTACCGAAAGCAAAAGGCACAAAGATCGCCGTCGTCATGGCAATCCCTAGCATCATCTGACCGCCTTCCTCGCTCATCGTCTTTCATCCCTTTATCAGCAACGGAGACTATACCATGTTCGGACTCTACAAGGACAACAAAATCCAATGGCCCGCTGTCCGCCAGATCGGCTATGTGCTGCTGTTCACTTGGCTCGTCGGCGTCAGAGTCATGGGCATCAACCCGTTCGACGATTTCGGTGAAGGCAAGGAAGTCACACTCAGTACGTTCATGGACGCCATTTCGCTTGTCGCCATCTACGCCTTCACTTGGCATGTGATGTGGCCTCTGCGCCCGAAGATCGGCTAGCATGTCCCTCGACCTCCGCTACCACCGCCGTCCCGGAAAGCTCCCCTCCATAGTAGCATCCGCTTGCCTCTCTGCAGCGCTTCTTGCGCTTGGGTATGCTGCGCTCAGCTGGGCCGGGATGGCGGGTTAGGCCGGCATTAGACGAAACGCTGCGAACTGCTGTTCGTCTTCGAGACTGCTTAGAATGCACGGACCACACAACAGACCGGCGCCGTTAGCCTTGTGTGCCGGTCGAATCCGCTCCCAGAGATCGTCGTCGACAACAACATCCACACGAAACTTGCGTCTGCAATTATCGCAAGTACAGCCATCGTCCATCTCTTTTCCTCTCTGCAGCGCTTATGTGTCTTCTGTTTGCTCTATGGGCGGCGGGGTGGGGCTAGCTGAGATGAAACGTCCACCAAATCATTGCGGCCATCAGCGGAGCTGAACAGACGCCAACCACTCCGAAGTAGCGTAGCACGTTGAGCGGATGGGGGTCGTGGCGCGCCGTGAAAACTAGAAATCCCCCGCACAGCAGTTCGCAGACCACCAAGAACCACATGGCGATTTCCAAGACAACCCGCGCATCCATCACGTCTCCTCCCTTGGTTCGTTGGCGGGCGGGGCGGCATTGAGCAGCACATCGAGCGCCTCATCAATTTCCCGCATCGTGACAGGATAGCCGAGGCAGTCCAAAAGCGGTAGTTCTTGTGCCCGTGCCGCCTCGTGACGCTCGTAAAAATAGTTGCGGTCAACCATATGTGGAATGTGCCGTAGTACTTCCGTAACGCTGAGAATTTCCCCAGCACGCCAGGGCGTCATCTACCCCTCTCCCTTCTGGGGAGGGGCGGGGAGCTTCCGGCGCCAGTAAGCCTCTTCGTGGTAGTCGAAACGCTCCCAGCCATTACGCCCTTCCTCGATGTTCCGTTCCCAGCCGTCGCCCTCGGGAGCGTCTTCATAGAATGCTTTGCGAGGACCATCGGTCGTGCTGTACTCGTAGTCAGGATGCAGGCGCTTAGAATGGAGGAAAGCCGTTAGCCGCGCGAGTTCATTTTCAGCATCAGTCATCTACCCCTCCATTCCTTCTTCACCTGCAACGCCTGAGGCGGCTTCGATCATGGCGAGGTCGACAGGCGCCACATACGCCCACTCTTTCCACGCTTGGCTGCCACGAACACTTTCAACATATTCACCGGTCAGTTCAGCCAGATCACGCATCGTCTCTTTTTGCTGATCCTCTGGCCATTCCGAAAATGGCGGGTCACTATCCTCGCCAGTGAGATAGTCGGTCAGCCACCTTCTGGCATCGTCCAGCGTGCCGTGATATGAAGCAACGCCGCCATCATTGTTGCTTACGATGACCGCAAACCCTCGCTTCGGCACGAGGACTAGCTCTTTGCCGATCTCGGCCATGAAGGCGTCGATGGCTTCACTCAAGGCTTCTCGGTAGAACGGGCCTTCGTTCACTGTAGCTTTATCGAAGGTCGCGTAGCCAGCCTCCCTAGCCCTCGACAGTACAGCCTTGGGGTCCGCGCTCTCTTCCATGTCAGGTCTCCAGGTAGGGGGTTAGTGCGGATGTTCGGGCATCGTGTTTGGATCGCCGTTGAGCCACTGGCCGCACCCCCAAGCGGACAATTGCTCTTCCCCGTCCCCCTCACGCTCCTGACGCATTTTCCAGTATTTGCACCGGCTAAGACGGATAACGGGTCCTGTTTGCGTGTTGCGCCTATCCACGTCGCCTCTCGCATCCAGGCGGGCGATAGCGGCCTCGCCAGCCTTTCCGAATGACCGCCATCTGAGAAGTGACTCCTCAGGCATTCCGCCCTGCACCTGATCATCCTCATAGAGCAATTCGATCATGTCTCGTTCGATCTGAGCAATCTCGCTTTCAGCCGCGATCCAATGATTTCCCGGCCAGCCATGAGCGTGGCCGATTTCATGACACATTGTCGTGCGATAGTTTTCTTCATCCCATGGCGAGCCGCGCCTCAGCATCATCAGAAAGCCTGATCGGCCGCTCCAGCCGACCTCCGCCACCTTGTCTGAAGTGCATGGATTGGGCATGATGATCTGGCCCAGTTGAACGGAAAGACAAGCATAGGCGCTGTCGCTGCAAAACTTGGAGACGTCATCGACGAAGCGCACGGTCCCGACCCATTCTCCTCGAAACTCAGGGGGCGGCAACCCGCGGTAGTGATCGCGGGGCGTTGCGTCCTCTGATAGCATCGGGGCTGGCGCAACCGGGGCTGGAGGAGTGTGTCTCCAAGGGCAGACGAACATCATCAAGGTGGCGCCAACGATAACACCAAGCACGCCGACTGTTGTTCTATCTACCGCGCTCATCGCCATTCCTTCTCCTTCAACCCACACCCGCTAGACAGCCGGGGTTAGGCGGTCTTCAGCTTGACGACATTGTCGGCTGCGTCGGGCTGTTTCGTGAAGTCCGGGTGTTTGGACGCCATGTGCCGCTCTAGGTCGGTGAAGTGGCGCGTGCAACATGGACAGATGCCGGCCGAGGCCCGCCTCTTCAGCTTGGTGATCTGTCCTTTGGCGGCTGAGACGCGTCGGCGCTCATGGTCGCGCTTTTCGCGCTCAGCGTCGATTGTCCGGCATGCGGCGGCAATCTCATCATCTTTCTGAGCGAGGCGCTGTTTCAGCCGGTCGCGTTCCTGGCGGAGCCTGTCTTCCTCGGAAGGGCCAAGCGTGTAATGCTGCTGATGGCCGTGTGGGCAGTAGAAATTCGCCTCTGACCGAACCAGGGTGTTATAGAGGTTCATCGAGATAGCGAAGACAATCTTGCACCGATAACACGTCGCTGTTTGCCATTCGGACATGGTTCACTTCGCCTTCGGTTTGAGGTATACGCTTTCAAGGTTGCGGAGAGCCCACAGCACGTTCTTCACATCCCGCTGCGGCACCTTCGCGGCATGGGAGATCAGAAGATGCAGGGTGCTTTCGGATAGCCGGGTCTGAGACAGGCGTTTCATCGCCTCGGCAATATCCACGATGGCTTGCGCCATCACCTCCGGCGCCGGTGGGTCATCTCCGGGCACGACCTTCACTCGCCGCTCAGTCGTTGCGGTCAGTTCCTTCAAAGCCATTTCCTTCTCCTTCAATTACTCACAGCCCCACCCACGCAAGGCGGCGGGCTTTGGCGCGGGGGCATTCTGACAGCCACGCTAAGTCTATGAATTTGCTTGCCGGGAACACGCCGTAAACTGTCAGAACGGCTATTGAAACCAAAGGATTTTTACTCGTCCGCGCAGGACTCATAATCCTGAGGTCGCGGGTTCGATTCCCGCCCCCACTACCATGATTTATAACGGTTTTTCCCACTTTCGTCTACTTCCATTCTGACTGGCATTCTGACTCAGTACTTCATGCGGACGATCTCGATCAGGCACGCGATCAGGAAGACGAGCATGAAGCCGCCGGTGACCCCAAGGAACGGGTAGATGGCGTTTGTCGCACGCCATGTCGCATCCACACTCTGTTCGGATAGCGGCATGAGGCTGGCCGCTATCATCATCCCCCCGGAAACCAAAACGCCCGCGAGAAACGAAACGGCCGCGGCGGCCCAGCACCATTTCATAACCCAGCCAGTCAAGTCCTCTTTCACGTCTCACCTCTCCTGTGCGCCAGCCTGAGCCGGGCGCCCTTCTTCATCTGGTCAACGTCGGTGTGGATGTAGCGGTCGAGCGTGGCGCGCTGCTTGTGGCGGCTGAGCGCCTGCGCCAGCGTGTCGGGAAGCCCGGCGCTGCCCAGCTCGGTCAGCCCGCCATGGCGGAACGTCTCCATGGTGACGTGCGGCGGAAGCTCGGCGGCGTCGCGGATCAGGCGGGCGCGCTTCTGCATGAACCTGGTTGTGTACGGACGGAAGACGGCCTTGACGGACGAGCCATCGGCTTTCTTCCTGCCCTTCGTCGCGTTGTGGACCATGACCAGCATCCCGCGCTTGGGCACCGCTTCGAGGCGTTCTTCAAGCTCGGGATAGTACGCTATCCAGCGCCCTTTTTCATCCCGTTCGCCCAAAGGTTTCCACACCGGATTCTTGTTTTTTGCGAAGCCGAGAAAGACCGCATCGGGATTATCCAGCGGGCGCCAGTGCGTCCACGCAAACGTCGTGCAGATTTCCTCGACGCGCTGTAGCAGCTCCCATGCAGCCCTTGCGGCGAAGGCCATCTCTGGCAGGTCCATCTCGGCGGCTTTCTTCTCGAAGGCCACGAGGTCTGCATAGGTCGCGGGCGTCGTCTCGGCTGAGGATGTGTCCAGCGTCATCCCGTCGAACGGGTTCTTGATCGGCATCCATTCCGGGTTGGACCGCGCCACCACGTTGAACGCTTTCCGGCAGATCGCTATTGTGTGATTGGTCACGCGGCGCCGGGCGTATCCATCCTCATCGTAGAGCAGCTTTTCATAGACGGCATCGGCGGTGCGTGCGTCCAGCCTGTTCGCCGGCATGTCGCCCAGCCTGCGGCCCGTCTTGAGTTTGTGGTTGGCAAAGCGCCGCATCAGGCGCTGATAGTCCTTCTGCTGCTTCGGCTTGAGCTTCTTGAACGCGCCGGGCTTCGATGGGTTCAGCTCCTGGTATCGCACAAAGACCGCATCGATTGTGCCGGGCAGGGGAGCGTCATTCGCCGCATCATCTGGAAACCGCTTGTGGATCTTCCAGAAGTCGAGGCGGTCGTTAAGAGCACTGGCAGCCTCGCGCGCCTTGGCGTAGTCTCTTCCGAGGCGCTGACGCTCCATTCCCGAATCCGCCAACGCTTTGTCGGTGGGCGACCAATAGTAGGCGATCTCGCCGCCAGCGAGCGCCTTCGGAAGCATGTAGCGCGGGAGATCATTGATCGCGATCATACGAGGTCTACGAGATTTACGTCCCGCTCGTCTCTCTCTGAGACGTTCTTTTGTATCGCCTGGTCCAGCTCTTCCGGCAGCCATCGATTGCCCTTCCCCGGTACGTCATGGGCTTTGGGATAGAGCCCCAGCCCCACGGCGCGCAGGAAAGCCTCAGTTGACACCTCATCGCAATAGGCCGCGGCCGTCTCAGCCCGCATCCAGCGGGGCCAAGGACGAACCGCAGGCTTTTCACGGCTCCCCGTCATCCCGCGCCTCCGGCAGGGCGGGGCTCGCCGCCTTCGGTGGAGGCGTCGTCCTTCTTCGGCTTGCGCGGGTTGCAGACATCACATCGCACCCAGCACGCAGGATCGTCACACGCCTCCTCGCCGCCTTCGTATGGGCAGCAGTCTTCCATGCAGCTAGCCCAGCCGCCTTCGCCGCCGCACTGCCAGCAGTCGTCCTGATCGTCGTCGGGCCAGTCGTCGAGATGTCCGGTCATTTCCAATCCTCCGGATGTGGAAGTTCCTCGCGGTAGACTTCCTTCACGATGGCGGCGAGCGCCTCCACGATCTCTTCGCTGACCTCTTGGTCCAGATTATCGAAGCCCCACTTGATCGTGTGCCGGTCACGTAGGTCGCTGATTATCGCCTCCGCGATGTGTTCGAAGCGGTCGCGCGGTTTCCGACCCGCAAGGGGATTCAGCCAAGCGTATTTAAGGCAGCGTTCTGTGTCGGTCATCGCTCTGTCACCCTTGCTTCCCTCACAACAGCCTTCCACTCTGCGGCCTGCGCCTCGCATCCTTCATCCGCCTCAAGCGCTCTAAGGTTTGTCGCGAGCGTCTCAACCGCTGCGACACGACACTCCAGCTCGGCCACATGATCGGCGGTTGCGAAGTTCACCTTCGACCGAAGCTCGATGTAGAGAACCGTGAGGCCAAGCAGCCAGGCGCCGGCTATGATGGAAAGGTGGAGCGGGGTGGGGCGGAGGGTCATCGCTTGCTGTGACGAAGTTGTTGACCGAAAAGCAACGTGGCAATGCCTATGAGTTCGACGATGATTGCCGCCAAACCCGGCCGCATCACCATCCCTACGAAGGCGCCAGCGATTATGCCTATCCCGACTTTTTCAACGATGTGCAGCTTCACTTCCCGATCCCGATCCTCTCTCTAACTTTCGCGCGATGAGCTTTGCTCAAGGTCGACACTTCCGGCTTGCCGAACGTGGAGCGGCCTTGGATTTTGCGCTTCGGCCCGTTGCAGGTCTCGCCCCTCAAGCGTGCGCCCTTTGCCGCTAGAGGTTTGTCGTGCTCATCCGTCTTCTTCTGAGAGCACTGCTTGCGCCAGAGCGAGCGGTTGGTAAGCTCGTTTCCGCCGCCGAGATTCAAAGCGTGAAGATGCTCATCCACGATCTCGTCAGCCTTGAGGCGTTCCCCGCAGCCACACCCGCAGCGGCCCTCCTGCCTCAAGATCAACTCGGCAAACTGCCGGCGGGTAAGCGGCTTGCGCTTCTGAGCGGGGACAGGCTCGCGAACCGCTAGCTTCGGGATCTCTGCGAGGGTGTCAGGCATTGCCATCCGCCTCTCTCGCCTCAAGCAAAGCGGCGGGATGAAGCTTCTCCATCTCGTCTTCCGCCTCGACAAGACACATGCCGAGGAGCATGGTTTCCTGCGCTGGCGACAGGGATTCAGATGCGGCGCCGAGCGTGTATCCGGTGCGGTCCTCAGCCGAGATGCTGAGCATGACGACAGCCTTCCAGCCGAGGGCTTCAGCCTCGGCTACCCAGCGATCGACCATGTCGCGCAGCGCGGTTTCTTCAGGAGTGTCAGGCATCGCGCCACCCCCTCAGTTTGTCATGCACGATGGCGACTTTGTCGTGCCCGATTGCGTTCAAGAAGATGCGGATCGCATCCCACGCCGCTGACTCTGCCTTATCAACGTCAGCCACAGTAACCGTTCCGATTTCGTCTTTGCGTTCGAGGCCCTGCCGAATGTTGACGATGCGCGCAATGCACGTACCCGCAGCCATCTTCGCCATTTCGTCTTTCGTGAACTTGCGTTCACCCATCACGCCCTCTCCCTCTCAGCGGCTTGGTCAGGCTCGGGCTCGGCTTTGGGCTCTCGAAACTTGACGCCGTGCTGCGCCCCGAACGCGTAGATGATCTCTATGAGATCGCGGAACTCGCCGACCTTCAGGACCGATGACGACCGACCCAGGTTCACGAAGCCATTCAACCCTGCGTTTGGTATCAGCCGCATCTCATGGCCTAGCGCGTCGAGCATGATCAGTTTCCAGTCTTCCGGTGAAAGCTGCACGCCGTTCTGCGGGTATGGCGGCCATGAAACCTGCCGGCTGATTTCGGTAAGCATCGGCCACATCTTTTTGTTTTGAAGCTCTGTGCGTGTCCGCGCCTCGTCCTTGAACTCGACGTAGGTTCCCTCTGGGGCCGACATGCAGAGGCGGGCCGCTTCATCGCGGCTTTCAGCATCGGCAAGGACGAAGGCGATGCGGCTCATGCTGCGGCGACCTTCTCCAGCTCGGCAATCTTGGCGGTGACGCCATCGAGAAAGGCGCGGACCTCCTTCTCCAGTTCGGCGATCTTCGCGTTGTCGCGATCCACACGCTTGATGAACAATTGCATCCGGGCCGGGAGCCTTGGATCGAAGCTGATGTAGTCGACCCACTTCCTGCCGGTGCAGACCATCTGCCATTGCATCTGCGTGAGGTATTCGCCCGGGATCGCGCCGGTTAGAAGGGTTGCGATATGGGTTGCCGTGATGGGGCACTTCGCCTCAACAAGCCCATGCTCGCCCACGAACCCGTCAGGGCTGGCGCCAGCCATCTCAATGCTCGGATGCTCGACGAACCCGGCAATCTCCACATCGCAGTCACGCATGAAGGCGTAGGCATCCTTCGCCTGCGGTTCCGTGTCGATGCCGTGTTGCATGGCCGCGCTGGTGAACTTCGGGATTTCCATGCCCGTCAAGCGTTCGACGATAAGCTCGGCCTCGTAATTGGCGCGCGAGGTCGAGTAGCCAGACTTCGTGCGCGCGATCACGTCGGCAATCCGCGAGGCGGTCGCCTTGCCGAGTCTGGCCTGATGCCACTCAGGTGAGCCCTGCAGGATCATTTCGCGGCAGCCTTCTTCTCGGCTTTGGTCTTCTCGCCGTCGATCCAGCGATTCAGCGCCTCGGTTGCGGTGTCGAGTTGCGCCTGCGTCATCGTCTCGACGCTTTCGGCCTTCACGTACTTCAGCAGCTTTGTGAGGTTGGCCTTGTGCGTCTCGACAAGGTCCGTGAAGACCTTCGCCTGGCTCTCGTTGATGACGCCGCCAGCCCCGTGCCCGTCGTCATCTTCGCTGGTTCTGATGTTCAGAAGCGCGCAGGCGGTGTAGCGTTTGCCGTAGCTTACCGTTGAGCCCACGGCCTGAACCGCATTGCGGCCGGCGCCGGCGTCGATAGGAAGCGGCAGGGATGTCTGGTCGTTGTGTCCCTCGCGGTGGCTCAAGATCGCGGTCACCACGACCTTGTCGCCGGTGACCTCCGTCTTGAATGACAGAGAGAACCCGAACCGCGCCAAGACTGGAGAGATGAGGACGTGGATGTCCTCCCATTTCGCATAGCTCTTGTTGGTGTTGGTGTTGAGCCCACGATGTGCTGCAGCCGGAAGCTCAGGCTGCATCTCCGCCAGAGCGGCTGCATAAGCGACCCGCGCCAGCCGTGCGATTTCCTCGTTGCGGATAGCGACAAGCTCGCGGATTTGCGGTATAAGTTCAGGCTTGTCCGATGCCTGCTGAATCATCGCCATGAACGGGTCAGGCGGTGTTTGTGCGGGCGCTACCTGCCCAGGTTCATGCTTAGCTAGTGCTGACATTTTTCACTCCTTCACTTCCTTCTCGGCGCCACTCCACGAGCGCTCGCCAAGCCCCATGCGATCATCGGGACTGCAAACGCTGCGATCAGGCCTCCAGCGATCCATTCAGCGGGGGTGAGGGTCACAGTCCGACTCCGTCTCTGATTGCAGCCGCGCGCTCGGCTTCGTTGAGGAGAGCGGCGGCGTGGCGGAGATCGCCAAGCGTGAACCTGCAATCGTCTGTTCGTAATTCGTGATCTTCACCGGGCCACGCCACGAGATAGAGAGACAGGGCATCACCGTAGGGGCCAGTCGGTGCGATGCCGTCTTCTGGAAATCCCGGGTGGCCCACGAAGGACTCATCACCAGCGGCTTCAGCGAACGGCTTCAGTGCCTCGACCAGCTCCGCGCATCTCCCCCTAGCTGCTTCAAGGGATGCGGACTGCTCGACGAATTGCTCCATGAGCCAGCAAAGGTCAGTGCAAAAAACTTCAGTTCTTGGCCCGCCGAGCCTTCCCGTGCTTGTTGGGAGGTCCAACGCGGCAGACAGGCGCGCATAGCGTTCGTCTTGCGTCATCTCTCGTCTCCTGGGGGTGAGAGGGCGGCGCGAGCGATGCCGAGAACATCATCCAGCGCGTCTTGAATTACTTGCGCGCGTTCCGACGTTGTGTTGATCAGCGCAGCGATAGCGAGCGCATCGCATTTCTTCAGCACCTCCTCCACCTGCGCCGCGCGCCTGAGCAGGGCGCGCGCTTCGTTCACCAGGAAGATGATGAGGGCGGCGTCGTTCTCCCCATTGTTGGGATAGACCTCACCGGTCGCTTGCCCGTCCTTGCCACAGAGAAAGCACGCCCAGCTAGTTTCGCTGTCGGACTCTCTAGTCCACGGCCCCATCGTCGCCTTCGCAAACAGGCGTTCAAGTTCCGCCAGCTTATCTGCTATGTCGGTCATGGGGCGGCCTTTGGCGTGTACGGATGCGGTTCGGTCTTGTAGAATTCTTCCTCGACGCCGCGTCGAAAGACGGCGATCTTCACAAACGCTTCGGCGTCTAGCTTGGTCAGCCGGGTTTCCATGATCCGCTCGGCAAGCGTCTTGATGTTCACGGCGATGACGTCGAAAAGCTTCTCTGCTATCTTCTCGGAGGGGGTCATGGCTTGCTCTCGAACTTTGTGAAGTTGAAACCGGAGCCATCCTTGTAGCGGCTCACACCGAGCTTCTTCGCCAACTCAGCTTGGGCCTTCTCCCAGATCCGTGTGTTCCGGCAGCAGTCGCATCCCGCAGAGCAGATCAGGTCCGCGACCATGCGCCGGATTTCTTTCTTCTCGGCCAGCGTCATCATTCCCCTCCCGTCTGAGGGGAGGCGGGGCCGTAGTTGAAACAGCGGTGCTGATTGATTTGCTCGTCGAGCGGGTCTTTGAGGTAGTAGACTTCCATGATGCGCTCCATGGAGCTTGGCTTGGCGACCTTCTCGCGCGCGTCTTCTGCGCTGTCGAAATACGCAGGGAAATCCTCGTGATCGAAGGTGTCGCACACGACGACCATGTGCGTATGACCTTCGGCGACGCCGCTATTGAACCAGGACTCAATGTCTGCTCTGCTAGCGGCCATTACGACGCCCTCCCGATAGTGATCACCCTGTCCAGGCTGTCGCCGATCCGTTGTTCGCGCTCTTGCTTCAGCCGATCCGCTTCCGCTCTCAGCTCGTCTGCGATAGAGTCGATGCGAGCGCAGAGAGCGGCCTTCTCTAATTGCAGAAGGATGTCGCCGAGTGTGATGATGGGGTAGATGCTCATAGGATCGGCCTCGCTATCTCGACAGCAAGATCGAACAGACCAGCCTTGTCGCTGATGCGCGCCGCGATCCTCGTCTTCGCTTCTTCGAGATCGGATTCCGTTGGCGCACAGTCGGCGCCTACCCAGACGTTGTCGCGGGCTTCCTCCCACGATATGTTGCCCTGGTCGGCAAGGAGCATCTGTCGCGTGATGTAGGCGATCTTCGCGCCGGCTTCGGCGGTCTTCTCGAACTGAGCATGCTCATAGAGCCCGCCGACGCCTTTGATCTCGCCGTGGAGGCAGGCAAGTTCGCGGCTCAAGGCTTCCTTGCAGTCGCGGTGCCGCCAGACCCGGTGGGAAAGCTCAAGCGACTTGGCTTGCCGCTCGGCGTCTTTAGGAAAGACGTGGACGGTCACAGCACAGCCCTCCGTGCAAACTCCGCGCGAATGTCCCCGCGCTTCTCCGAGCGATGGATCTGAGAGGCCAGATCGAACCCCCTGACCTCCGCTGATCTTGCGAGCCATACGGTGACGTTGAAGGCGCGATACTTCAGCATGGCGTGGAGTTCGTCTGCGGCGGTGGGGCGGCGGGTCATTGGTCGTCGTCCTCTATTTCTTCACCGTCTTCATTTTCCACGGTGACTTCCCAAGGCTGTGGGCAGTGTGAGATATTCCCCTGGTGAAAGCGGTCGAGTGCTTCCCAAGACTCGATGTCGCTGAGCGTGACGTTCTCGAAGGCTTTTTGAATTGCCTCTGCGCGATCCTTGGCCTCAACCGATCGAACAGCGTGACCAGCAATCGGCATGGTGACAGTGAAGACGCCCATCACTCTCCCCCATGACCAGAAGCGGAAGCCAGGGCGGCGCGGGCTTTGCCGACTTGTTCGTCAACAACCTTGGCCTGCTCGAAGCTGCCATTCTGACGAAGGCGCCGCTCGCACGCTTCGAGCATGTCGGCCGCTTCCTTCAGCGCTTCGTAGAGAGCAGGAGCGGCGGTCCACAGCGCAGTCACGGCTGCCCGATCTTCGCCACTCGCCCGGTGTGCGCGCCCGACTTTGCGGCCAAGCGCGTTGTAGATTTGGATGCCGTCTGTCTCCCACGGCGTGTGAAACACAGCAGCCATCACTCACCCCTCCTATGTGCAGAGGCGGCGCGGTCGAGGAGCGCGAGAATGTCGGCGTGGGTGGTGGATGGCGCGTCGTTGAATGCCGCTACAGCAGGCTTGAGGTTGGACCAACTATCGAACACGTAGGCGCGTAGACGGAACAGAAGCGGCAACGCGCTCTCTATGCGCTCGATGACCTCTTCATCTGCGCCGTCATTCCAGTCGCGTGCACCGATGGCGCCGAGAATGCAGTATGCGCCCGCGTTTGTGTGGTAGCCCTTGCACCACTTCGCCGGATCACTCAGAAGCTCTCTCGCTTTGAGGATGATCTGTCCGACCTCGTCGACTTCGACCGGTGTAAATTTCTGAAGGTCGCCTTCGAATGCCATCTCTCTTCTCCGGTCAGTCCTGGTCCCGCTTGGGGGCGTTGGTCGTTGTTCAGGGGGTGGGTTTGAAATTCGCGAGTTGATCGGCGAGCTTGTTGGTCTCAGCCTCGACCCACTCAGCGGTGCGGTAGACGTCGCGATCTTCGCTACCTCCGGCGTCAGCGAAGTTGCCCATCGCGAGCACGAAGGCTTCGATGCCGTGCCTCGCTGAATTTATTCCGGGGACGCAGTCGCCGCTGTGGGCACAATCGAAGCCAACCCACCACAAACCGTCCGGCAGACAGTAGGGGAAGTTGGCGCGGGCGTAGGTCAGCCCGCCGTGGACATCGACGTCGATGTCATCGTAGCCTTTGCCATGCGAGGGATGGGCAGCATGTAGGCCGACATAGCCGCACCAGTGCTTCAGGTTGTCATGGCGAAGCATCTTGCAGGTGAGGCCCGCGCGCTCCCACGACTTTTCGTCGCCTTCGCTTTCGATCAGGGTTTGAAGTTCCGTCACCATCTGTTCCATCTCCATCCCCGCTTGGGGGCTGGAGAGGACTTAAGCATGGGATGCATCCCACCGCAAGAGCAAAAATGGGATAGGTCCCACTTTTCTTTTACGGGGTTTTGGGAGGGGTCCTAGGAATCGCCCTTGGTCTGGCGTTCCTTGTAGCGGGCGAAGTCGACCACCTCGGCCCTTGAGCGGGCGGGGAGCCGGCGAATGATCTCAGCCAGTTCGGAGGGTTCGACGCCCTCGACCAGCCAGGACAAATCCTTACCCAAGGCTTGCGCAACTGCAAGGATTTTCGATAGTTTTGGGTCCTGCGACCGCCCCTCAAGAAGGTCCCGGACGTAGGTCTCGTTGAGCTTAGCCTTCCGGGCTAGCTCCTTTGCCGTGACGCTTTGGGCGTCCATCTCGGCGCGGATGCGCTCGCGCATGTTCATAGTGGTACGCATCCCACGCCCCCCGAACGCAACAAAATGGGAAGTATCCCTTGACAGAATGGGAAGCATCCCATTTTATGGCCGCATGACCACACGCGACCTTGTTACCCGGGCCGAGCGCTACGCCAAGAAGGCGGGGCTTAAGCTTAGCACAGTCTCGCGAAAGATTTTGCTCGACGGCGGACGCCTGAAGGACCTCAAGACCTCCAAGTCGCGAATGTTCCCGGAAACGCTTGAGGCCGCTGAAATGCGGCTGGCGAAGCTCGAAGACGAGCTTGAGTCCGTCTCATGAGCCTACTTCACCCCGCCATTGACGAAGCAGGCGAGCAGGGCAGGCGGCCCCTTTCCCTTCATAAGCCGGTCAAAGTACTCGGCCGCCATCATGTCGGCGTGCGCCCGCTGCCAGACCTGGCAGACCTCATGGCCCCCGGAAGTGCCGGTGGCGGTGACGTATTCCTCGGTCACTTCCAAGGCGGAAGGCCCATCCATAAGCATTTTTCCGAGCATCGGGCGCCCCCCAAGGGCCATGGGAAAACTATCCGAGAACGGGATAATGTTCCTAATACGTTCTTAGGTCAAGCCCCGGCGCCGACCAACTTCCGTGAGTCTGTCACAGAAGCAACGTGCCTGCCCATAGGGCAGACCCGCAAAACATGCATGCAGCATGTAAATGCTCACAGGATAGATGCGACCGGGCAGTTGCATTTTCAATGTACGCCAAAGGTTCTCATCAGTTCGATGACTCGCGCCGGTCCTCTTCGGGGGGCGGGATGAGACGATCGCCAGGAATGCTTGCGGCGGTGATGGCGCTTTGTGCGACTGGCGTGCTGCGCGTTGCAGACGAACAACAGCCTGCGCGCGCACCCGAGCCCCAGCCTGAGATCGAACCCGAGACTGTCGCGCTTCCCATGACGCGGCAACAGCGCCGTCACGCTGAGCGCCAGGCTGCGAAGCGGAGGGCGGGATGAAAACCTTTTCCAAAAACCGGAAACTCTTTTCCAATTGGAGCCTCTGTGCTCCGATCGCGTCGAGCCTAAGCCTCGTCCCCCCAACCCCAGAGGCTGAAGCTCGGCGCGTAGCCGATTCCAACTCGCAACGGCGGGGGCAGTTGTGAGCGAGCGCGAGTTGAAACTCGGTGACCTTCAGGCGGGCTATTGGGCCAACCATCTCTCACCGCCAGACCCGACAGACGACAGTAAGTCCCGCGACGAACAATTCGATGACGCTTTTTCATTGGGCATGAGCCGCCAAGCGTTGGGCTTGCCCCGACCTGAGAACAACCACTTTGGCTTCGATGCTGACATGACGATCTCAGCGCAAATGGGGTGGGATTATGCGTTGGAAAATCCCGAAGGTGAGGCATGAGCGAGCGCTTCGTCGAACTCCAAGGCATCAGCTACCGTCTGCTCACCCGTGAGGACATTGTAGAGGGCAAGCGCGCCTATGACGCGCTGATGGCTGATGCATTCCAGCCGTTCACTGCGAGCTATCGCGTTCGCTTTGGCAAGCAGTGGAAGCGCAAGCGCATCACTTCATCATCGCAGTGGGCCTCTGTCCAGAAGCGCTGGCGGGCTCAGGGTTACGATTGGTTCGTTCCCACACCCCATCCACCCACCGGGCGGAGGGAAGGATGAGCGAGCGCTGCGCTGTTTGCAATGACGAAGGCTGGGTCTGCGAGAACCACGCGGACAAGCCGTGGAACGCGAGCGGTTGTGAGTGCGGCGCCGGGATGCCGTGCCGCGAGTGCAATCCCTCTGACCGCGACACGCCTCCACGCATGCCGCCGGGATCAAAGACCATCTTCGACAAAGACGGCTGGAGGCATTGAGCATGACCTCCGCTCTCAGACCCAAGGAAAAACCGCCCCCGTAAAGAACGCGGCCGAAGCCGGCGACAACCCGGCTCCGACCGCAGAAGCGCCAGCCAAAGCAATCTCGGTTGATGAAGGAACCGATACGTGCAAGCGACCAGCCTTTCAAAGATAGATCATCCCCCCGCCGAAACAAAGCCGGACGCGCAGCGCGTTCCGAAGCGTCTTGCCGGCCTCTTACCGGGGGAGGCGCGAAGATGAGGCTGCTTGACCCCCGATCTCTCGCTGAAGACCTGCGCCGCGCCACCAATCATGAACTGGCCGACTTTCTAGCGGTTCTGGATGAGGGAACGCGCGACTGGTTGACAGATCGGCTCTACCCGATTGGCGACGGCGTGGAAGACCAGCTTGAAGAAGCTGAGACCGAAATTCGCGGTCTGAAAGACGACAACCGAGAGCTTGAGCGCAAGGTCGACGAACTGGAAGACCGCGTTGCCGAGCTCGAAAGCTCGCCCAGTGACTGCATCCTGCTGGCCTGGGACCTCTCGCAGCATTGCGAGCTTCCCGACCTGAAGAAAGCCCGTCCCGCCGATTTGCGCGACCAGCTTGCGGCCTTCTCCCAATTCATCAGCCGCGCCTACCTTGTAGCCCCGGAGCGCCCCCATGGCCGGTAAGCGCTGGACACCCGAAGAAGAAGCCGAGTGGGCCGCCTACTTCAGCGGCAAGACGAACGTCTACCCGAAAGGCCGTCAGGTCCATTGCGCGATGCGCCGGCTGGAGCCGAAGGCAATCGCTGATCTTACCGAACCTGCCGTGGCGCACGCGACATCATCCGCAGCTATGCGCCACTTACCGAACCTGCCGTGGCGCACTGAGGGCGACCCCGTCCGCTTCATCGAGCACGTTCAGAAATGCGCGGTCGAGCCCTGGCGCTACGCGGCCTTCGAATACCCGTGGCCGACTGAGGTTTTCGAGGAAGCGATCCACGACGCGCGCGCGGCCATTCCCCATGGCTAAGAAGCACATCGCGTCCAAACTTTTCGAAGATGCAGACATGCGGCCTCAGTGCTCCGTCTGCAACCGCAACACGCCTTATCTGTTCAAAGGCATCCGCTATTGCGCGGACCATCATCCCGATCCTGGCGCGCACATCCATGCGCAGGCGAGGGCGGCATGAACGCGACCGTTGGAAATAAGCTTGGAAACGTATCGCACGCCGTGATGGCGCAGCGGACAGAGCCCAAAGACTCGCTTGACGATTTCCCAACGCCACCGTGGGCCACGCGCGCGATCGGCACTTCGCCATGAATGGATGGGCTGTTCTTCACTTCACCGGAGCAGAGGTCTTCCGGAATGCGCCCGCCTGCGCCGAGCAGGTTCTGCGGTGTATGGAAGAACAGGTGCGGCGCCAATCCTACGGGAGGGCCGCCCAATGACCCTTCCATATTATCCGATGTATCCGCGCGACTTCTTCGAGGGGACACAGGAAATGTCCCTCGAACTGAAGGGTGCGTACATCATGGTTCTGAACCTGATGTACACGCGCGGCGGGCCGATCAGCGACGAGCCGAAACATATCTCACGCTACATCGGCTGCTCAATCACGAAATGGATCGGCAAAGACGGTCGGCCAGGCATCCGAGATCAACTGATCTCGATGGGCAAGCTCGTCGCTGCTGACGGCACGCTGAGCAATCCGCGCGCGGACGGTGAGCTCACCAAGCAAGCAGAGTATCAACTCGGTAAGGCCAAGAATAGATCGAACCCCAATAAAGACAAGGCGCAGGAATCTCACGCGAGATCAACGCGCGCGAATACAGATACAGAACCAGAATATATGGATGAGGAGAGTAGCGCGCCTGCGCGCGACCAAAACCTTGATCCACTCGAAGCTGATTGTCGGCAGTGGGCGAACGGCTCGCTTATCGACAAATTCGAGGGGCAAGGGCTTAGCGCCATTCGTCGTTTGATGAATCCCGAGGCAGGCGGCGAGCCATGCACGCGCGACGATGTGCGGACCGGAATCACAGAAACCGCGGCAGGCCTACACGCGAAGGGCAAGCGCGTAGCGAGCCTAGAATACTTCGAACAACCGATTTTGAAGGCGCGCGACAAGCGCCGAACCCCACTCCCAGAAACGGAGATTGCCAATGAACAAGCTGGTCAAGGCCAAGCTGGCCGCCGCGGTGCTCATGCCGCCAGCGGTCGTGGAGCAAGATCCGGAAGCAAACACGGAAGCAATGATATCCTCGCTGGCCTCGCACTCCTTAAGGGTTTCGGTGAGGCACAAGCTCCTATATCCGACGGACCCGAAGACGGGCGAGTACACGTGGTTTCGGGAAGTGGTTGACCGCGCCGACGTCAGTGTGGGCGAAACCACTGATCTCATCACCTGCAAGCGCATCATCTCAGAAAGCCTGGCGCCGGCCAGCGACGATGAAATGGGCAATTGGCTTGGCGAGTTGTCCACCATTGCGATCCGGCGAGGCGGCTCTGCGGAAGAGGGCGCGCTAGCAGTTATGGCGTACGTCAAGCGGCTCCGCGCCTATCCCGGCGACATTGTTCGGGACACGCTGATCAATTGGACCGGTAAGTGGTTCCCTTCATGGGGCGAACTCAAGGAAATCCTCGACGCGCGCATTGCGCCTCGGAAGGAAATCCAGACCGCCGTGTCGGTGCGCGCCGCCACAGCCCTCAAGACGACCGAGAAGAACAGGCTTCCGGATGCGGTGCAAAATATGCGCCCTCTCGACAAGCAGGAGTGGCTTCGCTTCGAGGCCCGCCGCGCCGCCCGCACCGATCCTGACTGGGCCAAGGAACTGAACCAACAGGCTGACGCGCTTGAAGCTGAAATCAACGCGACCGGGCAGTAACCACCACAGGGAGTTTTAGCATGGAAGGGCGGCCGACAATTCAGGATATCCAGCGCGCCGTTTGCGAACGCGAAGGCCTGGACCTTTCGGAAATCCGAAGCGCGCGGCGTGAGCGCCACATCGCATGGCCGCGTCAGGTGGCTATGGCGCTGGCGTGGGAGCTATCAGGCCACAGCTACGCGACCATCGGCAAGGCATTCGGCGGTCGGTGCATGGCGACTGTCTATCTCGCGCGCAAGAAGATCACGCGGCTCGAAAGGCGCAACCCGCGCCTGGCTGGGCTTCTCAACGAGTACCGGCTCCAGCTCAAACCCGGCCGCGATGAACTGAGGTTAGCAGCATGACCTGGACCCCCGACCGCGTAGAGTTGCTGAAGTCGATGTGGACGAGCGGGCACAGCGCCGGCCAGATCGCGCGGGCTCTCAAGGGCGTCAGCCGGGGCGCGGTCACTGGCAAGCTTGATCGCCTTGGCCTCAAGCGGGGAGGCGGAAGGCCCGCCAGGCAGCTTATACCGCCGAAGTTCAAGCGAGAGAGAAACTTCCATCTCAGGTCCGTGAGTTTCACGGCGCTGGTCCCGCTCAATGTCGGCGTCATGGATCTCAAGGACGGCATGTGCCGCTGGCCGACCTCGGAGACCCGCCCGCACAAATTCTGCGGCCATACGACGGCGGAAGGCAAGCCCTACTGTGCCGAGCACATGAAGCAGGCCCATGGCGACAGGCCGGCGCGGAAAATCCGCCCGCCGTTTGAAACCCGCATCGTGGAGATCGCGGCATGACCGCCTGGACCCTCAAGGACATCGAAGGCAAGGGCCTGCGGGTTCTCGATACCGCGCGTGTCATGCAGGCCGACTGCGTGACGTTGAGCCTGCCGCTGCCTCCGTCCGTCAACTCGGCCTGGTCCAACATACCCGGCAAGGGCAGGGTGCGGAGCGCCGAATACCGTCGCTGGCACAAGCAGGCGTTCGACGAACTGACGCTTCAGAAGCCCGGCCACATTCCCGGCAGGTTCGCGGCGGTCATCAACGCCGGCCGCATCAAGCGCAGGGCCGATGTCGACAACCGGATCAAGCCGCTGCTCGATCTTCTGTCCGGAACAGTAACCGACGACGACGCCCTTTGCGAGCGGGTGAGCGCCGGATGGGATGACACCATCCCTGCCGAGCGCGTCGTCGTGGTCGTGAGGAGGGCGGCATGAACGATTGCGGACCCCACAAGGGCGGGCGGGACGGACTTCCGGAAACGCGGCTTCGCCGGCGCATGGCGGATATTCGGACAGCTTTGGTCGAAGGCCAAAGCCTGAGCTGGCTTGCGGACAGGTGGAACCTCACACGCGCCGGCGTGACGCTGTTCTGTCAAAAATACGTGGACCCCAGCGACCACGCCGCCCTGGCTGAAAACGGCATACTCGGAAGGTCCAAAGGATTCGATCCAGCCGCGCGGCTTGAGTTGGTTGCGCTTTGTCGGTCGGCCGGATGGAGCTTGACCAAGACCGCGAAGGGAATGGGTGTCTGCAAGTCCGCGCTTTGCCATTGGCTGGAGCGCAACGCGCCTTTCGGTCTCGAAGACGCCCTCGAAGATTTCCGTGAGACCGAAGAGACACACACCCAACAAGCCGCATAGGCGACGGAGACGAGAATGAGCCTGCTTGAAGAACTGAAAAAGCGCCATGACGAGCGGCGCGAAGAGTTAAAGGCGGTTGAGGACCGGGAGGAGAAGCTTTGTCGCGAGCTTAACGATTTGGATACGGCTATAGCTGCGCTGGAGCAAACTGTGGTCGAGGCTGAAGACGTTCGCGGCATCCTTCCCACATCCACCGCCGCAGAGATGGATTCCTGTTCGCAAGGCGCCGGTGAAACCTCTGCGTCCGTTTTACCCTCATCACCTGAGCGGGCCGAGCAGGATGCGCGTCTGAGCCATTACTTCGATGGCCGCAGTGCTCGCATCCTGTGCCTTACTCAGCAAGGCGCATGGGGCCTCAACGAAGGCGTGGAGCGTGATGAGTGGCTACGCGGCTGGGTCGATCAGGACGCGCTGATGAATCGTCCGCGTGTCGAGCGCGACCAGCAAGACCCGCCCGCCCAAGGCTCCATCCAGCAGGAGGGAGGGGGCGGAGAGCTTCTGCTTAAGCCGGGCGAATGCGCAGTCGGAGTTCGCTCGTATAACGAGGTGCAGAATACTTGGCTAAACCGGTGGCTCGTGCATGACGGTGGCCCGTGCCCGCTGTCCGGGGGTGAGCGGGTCATTATAAAATATCGGAACGGCTTCTCAAGCGGCGAACTAGAGGGCGCAGTCGCGCGAGACCATCATGTTTGGCGTCACGGCATTCCATTTCAAAGAGATGTTGAAGTAGTCGCTTACCAGATCATCGCGGACAGCCCAGAAGCCTCGGGTACCCCCGCCGCAGAGACAGAAGCGGGCGGGGAGACGCCACAACTCGTTTTCAATGATGTGAGCGCGCTCGACGATATCGCTATTCGAGTCCAGCGCGACGGTAAATTCGTCTCCGCGTTCGTTGGCGAGTTGTCCTACGTGACTCGGGCAGAGCTTGAAGACATGGCGGCTGGCAACAGCATCCTCAATCTCATTTTGCGCAGCCCAACTTGGGCCTTCGACGCCTTCGAGGGTGTTTACATCAATCTTGCTCGCAAGCCCAACCCCGAGGCCAACGCTGCGATGGCGGAATCCGAACACGACATCATCGACCTATCCGGAGAGGCGATGCTGCAGGCGAAGAAGGAGGCGTGATGTCCAAGGAATCTGAAGAATGGAACGAGCGCGATGCGGCGCAGGAATTGGCTGGCGTCGCCCGCGACTATCCTGAAACGGCATGGGCAACCACCTATGCAGCCAAGCGCATCAGAGAGTTGTCCAAGGAGGCGCGCTACTGGAAGTCGCTATACGGCTGCGCACAAGAGGTTCAGGCCACTCGCTTCGACGACCAGATGCGGATGTTGGTGCAGGCCGAAGAAATGCGCAAGCGCATCGCTGAGCTTGAGCAGCAACTCGCTCCCGGAGCAGGACCATGACCGACGATTTCAATCAGCGTTTGGTCGAGGAATGCGCCAAGGCGATTTATGGGCATTGCCAGCGCTACGAACTCGACGAACTTGGACTACGCGGCATCACTTGGGAAGAACTAGACCGCGACACATACGAAGGCATGGTCATAATCGAGGATTGCCGGACCAAGGCCCGCGCCTGCCTCTCCCGCGCTGCTGAACTCACCTTCGGCAAGATCAAATCCGACATAGAGCCGAAGATTACTGACCGCGCCCTTAAAGCTTCAGCCGCTGAATGGTGGAGGATGAGGCTGTGATCCGTGTCGTAGCAGAAAACGGCGAGGCAATCGAGGCGACCGTCACGGTCAATCCCGAGATCGTCGCGCATCTGGAGCGCCTGCTTGAGCGCGCCAAAGCCGGGCAGGTGAGTTGCTTCGCCTTCGTCGCGTGGGGTCCGCACCATTCCGACAGAGGCTATGCCGGCATCGAGGATCATTCCGACGGAACCTATCTGCTCGGCATGTTGAGCCGCGTCGAGCGGCTTGTGCAAGAGCGCGTCGATACGCTCAGCGCGCCAGTCCCGGAGTTTCCTAAGCCATGAACCTCAACCTCCCCCTCATGTTCTGGACCTTCATCGCCCTTATCGCGATCTGCGCGTTTGGCGCTGGGGCGCTGGGAGCGATGCGATGAGCGAGCGAGTCCAAGCTGCGACGGTCTGCGTCGGATGCGTTGTCCTCTGCCTAGCTTTAGTATGGCTGACCGTCTTTCAAGGGGCGACAATTACGATTGATGAGGGTCTGAGCCCAGTCGAAGAAGCGTGGATAGCGGTGCGCCTTGTCATCATAGTGGCAACCGGAGTGCTCGCAATATTGGCATTCGTCGCTGCCTGCTTCGCCTTCTCCGCAGCAGTGGAGAGCAAGGTCGGAATGCCTACCAAACTTACAAAAGAGATGCATGAAAAGCTAGACGCGGCGATCAAGTCTGATCACCCGCGCGCCGCCCAGGACCTCTGGGATGAGCTGGTAAAAAGCAGGCCCATCACATGACCCGCGCCGCAATCACACTCTCCGCAATGGCTACGCCGGGATGGATCATCTTCTACGCGATCCTGTCGGCTGTGCTGTTCCCGGGTTTCGTCGTCGACCAGCGTTTTGAGGAAAGGGCTTAAGCATGGCAGGGGCGGACGGGGCAAAGCACGAAATCTACCAGACGCCGAAACCGCAGGGGCCGGATGAGATCGTCATCACCGGCAATTCCGGCCGCGGTGTCATCAAGAAGATCGACGCCATCGATCGGCTGCTCAACGCAGGGGAGATTACCGGCGCTCAGGCCGGCGCGGCGGTCGACATGCTTCGGATCGTGAACGACTACTACGCTGCTGCCTCCGGCCTTTCCAAGCTCTCCGAGGAGGCGCCCAACACCGGGAGCGACACGGACCCTATTCGCCTCTACGCTAAGGCCAGGCGCGTCTACATGCCCACACAGAGGCCGCGGAACGTGATCAGGGTCAAGACCAGCTTCGACGGCTGGAGTTCGCGCCGGAGCAAAGCCCTCAAGAAGATGCACCGCCTGCGGACTTGTCTGAAAAATGTCCCCAGCGAGTCCTTGCGTGTCCTTTATGCCCTCGTCATCCACCCGTCCGATCCGCACAAGCGTAACCTCTCGTTGGCCGCCTATATGATCAAGGCCTATGGCTACAAGAACGGGAAGCTCCAGGGGCGGGTTGTACAAGCCCTAGCGGTCGCGTTGGACGCCATTCACAACGAGTATGGCGAAAGGCTCGAAGAAGCCGCTTGAACCGAGTCACGAATAAGGGCATAAAAACGTCAAGTTCGAGAATTGCGCCCAGAGACGGGCGCCACAAGATCGCGGCGGCTGGGATGGACCAGCTCGTTTGACGAGGCAGAAGGGGCGGGTTCAGCCCTTCAGGATGCAGCCGGTATCAAGCCCGGTCCGCGATACCTACAGCCCCTAGGGGCGAGAGAAGACCCGAAAGGGTGCGAGCTAAAACCTTCGCCCTACCCAGGCATGGGCGGGCTAGCGAGTAGGCCGCGTCTGGTAGAAGCAGCAATCCGTGCGCCTCATCGGCAGGTGGGGAGGAACTCTCACGGTAGAGGCCAGATCAAGGGGGCGGCTCTCACGGGCCGCCCTTTTCCATTCAGAGCCCCCATGTACACCACCTTCATGGCCCTGACCGGCCTCTCAGCCCTATTCTCCCTAGCTGTTCTGGTGATTTCCGTAGCGATGATGGACCCGAATAGGCTGGGGAGGCGGAAACGCAAATGACGATCCGCTACCGTCTCGGGCTGATGGCTGCGGCCGTCCTGGTTCTCGCCGCCGGCTACGGTATCGTCTCCCTGCTTCTTATCGTTGCCGGCGCGTGAACGACCCCACGCGGAAGCCGATCATCCCTCACCCGCGCTTTCCAGTAAGGCGGGAAGTCGAGCTCGCCCTCTCCGCCGAGCTCCAATGGCTCTGCGGGACCGGTAAGATCGAGGAGGTTTACCGGGCCTGGCCGTGTCCGAACGGGCGCGCCAACGCGATTCACAAGTTGATCGCAGATCGCTTGGCGTCGAGATTCGACGGGCAAGAAACCCAGCTCGTGGTTTTCCCTGGCGAGACCATGTGCGGCTTTTGGTTCCAGGCCTGCGAGGTTCCGGGCCGAGCGGAATACCCCGCATTCGATGAGATTCCGGTGTCCGCCCGCAAGAATCTGGAGCATTACGACGCGCTATGAGCATCATTCGCGGCCTTGTCCGTCCTGTCGTCAGGGCGCTGACGTCCACGCCCCTTGGCCTGGACGGCATCACGCTGGCCTTCGGCGCAGCCGAGTATACTGAAGGTGTGGATGACGACGACGTATCCCTGACAGTTACGGAAGCTTCGCTCAATGAGGACTGGAGCCTGTCGATAACCTCATCCGGGGGCGGGGATGCGGTCACGGCTTCCGGAACGGTCGCGGCGCAGGATTTCACGATCGGTTCTCTGGACTTGACCGGGCTGGACCCCGGCGCGCTTACGGCAGTTTACAGCGAGAATGGAATAGACCGCGCTATAGCGACCGCGACCTTGAACTGAAACAAAAACCCCCGCCACGAGGGCGGGGGCTGAGTTTCGAGAGGGTGGTCTACATCGCGCCGGAAGCGCGGAGTTTTTCGCCGATCTCCCGAAGCGTTTGGCGCTCCTGAAGGTTCGGCCCGAAGACCAGGACATCCGCGGACTTTTCGCGGGGCTTGGCCTTGGTCTCCGACTTGTCTTCCAGCACACGGGCGAAACCGAAGCTGGCAAAGACATTCACGCCGGAGATGAAGAAACAGGCGGGCCAGATATAGGCGGCCGGCGCCAATGCATAGGCGGTATTGAGGTGATCGAGCCCGATGTGGTTCAGGTTCGCCTCGATTACCCCGAAGCCGAGGGCGAGTAGGCCCGCGACCCAGGCGGTAAACCAGTTCCTGGTGCTCCAGGCCTCCTGCACCCGCTCCACAGCGCGGGACAGGAGAAAGACGACCACGCACATGGCGATGGTCAGGAGCACACCAGGCAGCCAGCCCTTGGCCCAGAAGCCCAGGGTGGCGGTGACAACCGAGAGTCCGACGAAGGCAAGGCAGGCCTGCTGTTCAAACGGACGCTCTTGGGTGGTACGTTTCATTAGCCGGGTCCTTTCCGGTTAGAGACCTGGGCGAGGGGCTAAGTCCTCCCCGGGTCTCGCTTGTTGATTGTCAATGCGGCTTCAAACAGCGACGCGAAGTATTCGCTGGCCGTGGAGTTAAGGTAAGCGAAGTATTGGCAAGTCAAACCGATACTTCGCGAAATGCGGGCGACAAAAGTGTCGTTTTGCTGGAAGTCTAGTCACAATGTTGTGAAGTATTGTTACAAAAGCGCCGGCAGATCGCACTAGACGAACGCGGCGTCACCTATCGGAAGAGAGAATGACCATATACGCCCACCTGTTCAACGAACACATGGACGCCGTGTGTATTTCTCAGCAGGAGGCTAGGCGCATTGGTGAGGCTGTTCGGCCCGTGGGCAGGAAATGGCTTAAGTTTAATGGCGGTGAGATCACTATCGAAAAGATCGGTCGCCCAGATATCATCACCATTGAGCCAAAACCAGCCGACCCAATCCACAACGCCATTCGGAAGACCAGAGACAATGCCTGAACTGCTCATTGCGATTGCAGCGCTCATCGTCGCTAGCTGGGCAGCGTATCGGGTTGAGGTTCGCTACTGGCGAGACCGCGAAGTCATGCGCCGCATGAAGAAGTGGGCCAACATGACTGCGCCTGAGGCAAGCGAACTTTTCGGGCAGATCGATCGCTTCGACCAGTTCGTGCCGAATCCTCATTTCAAAGCGCGGCAGGACAAATTCGATGCCTGACACTGAAACCCTCCCTAAGCCAAAGCATCCAGGCGGAAGGCCGTCGAAGTATCGCAAGGAATTCTGCGAGAAGATCGTCGCCTGCGGCAAAGAGGGAATGTGCGTCGCGGAAATGGCCGATGAACTCGATGTGCGGATTGCGACGCTTTACAACTGGGCCGATGAATTTCAAGAGTTTTTGGAAGCCTTTTCGCGCGCGCAGGAAGCGGCCGAGAGCTATTGGGCCAAATCTGTGCGGTCTGGACTGAAAAAACCGCCCAGCGAGTTCCAAGGGCCGGCAAACCTCAAATACATGGCGCAGCGGTTCAAAGGCTGGAGCGAGAAGGCTCACGTCGACACGCGCGAGACCGATCCAGCCGAGGATCCGGAGACGCCGGACGCCAGATCGGCTGCTAGGCGCGCTGCGTTTCTTCTGTCAAAGGGCGTTCAGTCGGTAGAATAGTGCGCCTCGATCGCTGATTTGAGGCACGAAATGCGACCGCGCCGCCGGATCGATCGGTGAAATCTTCCAATGAACCTCCTGGACGACATCGTCCGGCGCCTCGAAGCGCTGCCGTATAGCGAACGCAAGGAGGTCATGAGCCTCGCCAACAAGGCGACGGCGGGAATGCGCTGGGTTCCCAATCCTGGGCCTCAGACGCAGGCGTATTTCAGCCCGGCCGATCTGCTGTATTACGGCGGCGCCGCCGGCGGCGGCAAATCCCAGCTCCTCATGGGGCTGGCGATCAACGAGCATCGTGTCAGCCGCCTGTTCCGCCGTCACTTCAAGGATGTGGAGGGCGAAGGCGGGCTTGTTCCGGGCCTGGCGAGCATTCTCGGAAGCTCGACCGGCTACAACTCGCAGAAGCACGTCTGGGCGATACCGGGCAAGATCAGGCGGGCGGTAGAGTTCGGCGCCTTCGAGTCTCACAAGGAGGCTGAGGCCTATATGGGCCGCGCGGCCGACTTCATCGGATTCGATGAGGCGGTGCAGTTCCAGGAGCCGATTGTCCGCTTCATCATCGGCTGGAATCGGACGGCGATCGCAGATCAGCGATGCAGGGTGGTGCTAGCGTCCAATCCGCCTCTGACGCCTGAGGGGCTGTGGATCTTCGAATGGTTCGCGCCGTGGCTTGATCCTGAACACCGTAATCCGGCCAAGCCGGGGGAGTTGAGATACTTCGCCCACGTCAATGGGCATGAGATCGAGGTCGAACGCGACTATGTCGGCCTGGTTGTCGACGCCAACGGCAATGAGATGGAGGTCAGGCCCAAGTCACGGACCTTCATCCCGGCGAGCCTGAGCGATAACCCGGACCTGCTCGACACCGGCTATGCCTCACAGCTTGCGGCTCTGCCGATGCATCTGCAATCCGCCCTCCTGCAGGGAAAGTTCTTGACCACGCTGGAGGATTCCGAGCGCCAGGTCATTCCGGCGGAGTGGATTCTCAAGGCCCAGCAAAGATGGATGCTCCGCAAGGGGGAACTGAAGACCAAGCCGATGACCTCGCTGGGCATAGACGTCGCCGACGGCGGCGCCGACCGCATGGTATGTACGCCGCTTCACGGCGTCGTGTTCGGTGAGCCGAAGATCAAGGCCGGCGCCGATGTGAAGGCGACCGAAGCGAAGGTCGCCATGGTGGTGAACACCGCCAAGGACGACCCGCAGATGAACATCGACTGCGGCGGCGGATATGGCGGCGGTCTCTCCGATACGCTGGAGACCAACGGATTCAACGTGGTCCGCTGCAAGGGCGCGATGGCGTCGACCGCAATGGACCGGTCAAGGGCTCGTGGTTTCGCCAACAAGCGCGCCGAATGGGTCTGGAGACTGCGCGAAGGGCTGGATCCGGACCAGGGCGACAATATCGCGCTCCCGCCGGGCCGGGAAATCCTCATGGAGCTGACCGCATTCCGCGAGAAGAAGCACGAGGATATGCGCAAGGTCATCCAGATCGAGGACAACGAAGAGATATCGAAGCGGATCGGCCGGTCGCCTGACATCGCCTGGTCGATCATCTTCGCATGGGCCGAGCCGAACACGCAGCGCAAGTCGGCACGAACATCGTCACAGCGCCGTCGCCCGGACGCGCACTCGCTGCCCATCATCAAGGCGCAATACGCCAAGGTCGTAGGCCGAAAGAACTGACATGAGCTTCATCACCAAGCTGTTCGGGTCGAAGAAGAAAGCCCCGACAAGCCCGCTATTGGGCTCCACAGCCGCCCAGCTCGAGAGGGCGCGGATGGAGTTCGAGAAAGGGCCTGAGGCCCCGCCGGAACTGCCGACCGAGACCGATCCGGACATCCTCGAAGCCCAGCGCGAGGCCAGGCGGCAGGCGAAGAAGCGCAAGGGCTTGGCCTCGACCATCCTCACCGGCGGCCAGTTCGGCGATGAGGGCTACGACACAGGGACGCTGCTGGGCTGATGGCATTCGACGAGGGAGAATCCACAGCGGCCTCACGGGGCCGAATGCGGGAACGCGCCAAGAAGTGGAAGGCCAGGGGAGACCAGCTCTTCACCGAGAAGGACTCGTTCAACGCGCTGTTCCAGGCGCAGGCTGAAATCTTCTACCCTGAGCGTGCGGATTTCTTCGGCGACCGCGCTTACGGGGATGAGCGCTACGACGGGATATTCACGTCAGTTCCCCAGCGCATGCGCCGGGACATGGCGAACAACCTCGGCGCCATGCTGCGCCCGAGAGGCAAGGAATGGTTCAAGTGCGTGGTCCGGCCGGACGCGCTCATGGAGCCCAAGCCGCACAAGCAATGGCTGGAGCGCTCGACCAGGACCCTGCGGAATATCGTCTACTACGCGCCCGCCAACTTCACGCGGGCGATGGCGGAAGGCGACAATGATTACGTCTGCTTCGGCAACGCCATCATACGCCATACCTACAACCAGGACCGGACAGGGCTCCTGTTCTCGTGCGTACACCTCAAGGATTGCGCCTGGGCGGAGAACCACGAAGGCCAGGTCGACGAACTCCACGATCGGATGAACCTGACCCTGAAGCAGGCCGTTGGCCTCTTCGGCAAGGACAATCTCCCCAAGGAATGGCGGGACAAGTGCGACGAGCACCCGGAACAGAAGGTCAAGGTCCAGCGCTGCGTCGCCCCGCTTGAACTCTACGACTATGAGAAGGGCGAGCGGCCCCGCAAGCAGGCCAAATACCTGTCGATCTACATGGCCTGCGAGGTCGACGAGAAGGAGGCGGGACTCGGGGAAGGGTATTTCAACTGGTTCCCGTATCTCGTCCGCAGGTGGATGACGGTGTCGGGCGAGGCTTATGGCCGCTCACCCTGCGCAGGCGTCGCCCTCGCCGATGCGCGGACCCTGAATGTGGCCCAGCAGGCTCTGCTGAAGTCGGTCGAATGGAAGGTCGATCCGCCGAAGGTCGCGGCCCATGACGCAGTGGTCGGAGAGATCAACCTCAGGGCCGGGGCGATCACTTACTATGACGCCACTGCTATGGGAGACGGCAACCGCAAGGTCATCGAGAACCTGGAATCCGGCGATCCGCGGTTCGGGATCGAACTCACCGACCGGCTGCAACTGGCGATCGGCCGCAGCTTCTTCCAGGACCTGCTGAAGCTGCCTGAAAAGCAGATGACCGCCTATGAAGCGGGCAAGTGGATCGAGGAATACGTCCGCTCTGCCGCCCCGGTGTTCGAGCCCATGGAGGCGGAGAACGCCACCCTGATGGACGGCGTCTTCGAGCGCTCCGCCGAACAGGGCGCATTCGAGGAGGCGCCTGAGCCACTGCAGGGCGCGGGCATCAACTTCGAGTTCGAAACGCCGCTCAGCCAAGCCTACCGCGAACTCCGCGCCCAGCAAGCCAGCCAGCTTGTGACCGACATGGCGGTGCAGGCCGAGCTCTCGCCAGACAGCCTCGACAACATCGACTGGGACGAGGTCACGCGCGGCCGCATGGAGACGCTGCCAACCGATTGGGCGCGCGATCCGGAGCTGGTGAAACAGATGCGCGACAGCCGTCAACAGGCCCAGGCCGAGGAAACGGCCAAGCAGGAAGCCGCGGTCGGGATGGACATGGCCCTCAAGGCCAAGCCGGAGAACATGAAGATGCTTGAACAAGCGGCACAGGGGAACGCCTGATGGCGACGAGGATACAGGCGTCGATGACAGCGGCGGACTTCCCCGCCTTCGTGTTCACGGCCTACGCGGATTTCTGGCTGCGGTTCGATCACACGGCCGGGGCTTCGGTCGTGGCCCTCCAGATGGACCTCTACGACGATAGCGACTGGCACACGGTCGACACGTTCACGCTCGACGGAACGTGGATCGTCGAAGTCCCGGTCGCAGCCAAGTTCCGCGCCATGATCACGACGCTGGATACCGGACCCGTCGAGGTCACGGTCTACGGCAAGCTCAATCTGAACGACACGATCGGGGGCTTTGCGCCGGCCGCCACCGTGATTGATGAAAACGGCGATCAAGTCCTCGAAGAGGACGGAGTAACCCAAGTCTTTGAGGAGGCTGCCTGATGGGCAAAGTATCTGCACGCACCGCACTGTCGGGCGCTGACGTCGCTACGAACGATCTGGTCGATGCGGTCGATGTATCGGCAACCACGGCCGGCTCCAAATACATGACGTTCTCAGAGCTTCTGATCGGCTTGCCGAGGCTGGGCTTCAATCCAGCCACCATCGGCATCGCCAAGGTCAACGGCACCGTCCAATGGAACTGGGGTGACGGCTTCATCTACCCGGAAACGGATGATGACGTCGACCTTGGAAAGACCGCCCAGCGGTTCAAGGATGCCTACATCGACGGGATCGCCTACATCGACCAGATCGAGGGGCCGGCCACGCTGCCGTTCTCGGTCGGCGGCACGACGCAATGGAACTCCGAAGACGGCGCCATCTCGCCCGAGACGACCAACGATGTGGACCTCGGCAAGACGGACAAGCTGTTCAAGAACCTCTATGTCACGAACATTGATATCGGGGCATCCGGCGCCGCCGGCACGCTCGATTTGTTCCCCGGGACTGCGACAAGCGGCAAGCTCGCGCTCTCGGTTACTGACCAGACCGGCGACACCACGGTATCGGTGGTCATCGGCGCTATGGCTGGCGCACGGACAATCACCCTTCGCGATCCCGGCGCTGCGGCGAGCATCCTCACCTCCACGGACGGCACGGCTGCGGCGACGACCTCCACGGCTGTCGAACTCACCCGGATAGCAGACGTCTCGACCAGGCTTGTAGCCGTGGGCGGAACATCGCTTGCCGTGACTGTCGCCGCCCACGCAGACAGGATCATCCTGCTCGATCACTCGGCTGCGGAATCGACGGCAACCCTGCCGGCCGCCGCAGGCACCGGCGCTGTATTCCGGTTCATCGTGTCCGCCGTGAACACCAACAATCACATCATCACGATCACGGGCGATGATACCATGAAGGGCTCGGTCAACATTCTCGACAATGACGCTGCAGCCCAAGGCGCCTTTGCCGCGACCACCACAGACAACACGATCACGCTCAACGGCACGACCACGGGTGGTCAGATCGGCGACTGGATCGAGCTTGTCGACATCGCCGCCGATGTCTGGGCCGTGCGCGGCGATCTTGTCGTTCCCGCCGGCTCGAACCCGGCAGACCCGTTCTCCGCCGTCTGATGACGGTCAGCTCAATGGGTGGGGGCTATGTCGTTTATCAAAAACCGGGTCTCGATCGTATCGATCCCATTCGAACTGGCGGTCGGATACCTGCTCTTTCCCGGTTACGAGCGTATCATCGCACTCGGCCATAACGGAGACATCGACACAGCCCCGGAGGACATTTGGAGCGGAGGCGGTCTCTACCCATGGCTGAGCGCCGCCACCGCCCTGGAGATCGTCTCTGACTCCGTGGCCGACACAAGCGCTGGAACCGGCGCCAGAACGGTCACCATCGACGGCCTCGACGCCGCCTGGGGCAAGGTCCGGCAGGTTGTGACGCTTGATGGGACCACACCGGTTGCGATTCCAGCCGCGCTCTACCGGGTTCAGTCGGCGGTGGTCTCATCAGCAGGCTCCGGCCGCGTCAATGCGGGTACGATCAACATAAGGGACGTCTCAGGCGCAACCGTCAGGGCGCAGATCGAGACCGGATACGGAATCACGAGGCAGTCGCAATACACGGTCCCGCTGGGCCACACGCTGCAGATCACGTCGATGACGTTCGGCATCAACCGGCCGTCGAGCACGAGAGACGCGACGTTCTCCACGGTCGTGCAGAACTCCGAAGGGTTCTACCGCATGGCGATCGAGTTCAGCGTCAGCACCGCGCCCTACTATCACACGCTCGCGCCCGGCGTGGCGCTGACGGAGAAGACCGATTTTGGAATGCGCTGCACCTATGTAAGCGCCGTCAACACTGACGTAACGGCCGGATGGCGCGGCATCCTCAGGACCAACACGGCTCAATGACCGAAGACCTTCGAACGAAGAGCGCCGAAGCCCCACGCCAAATCCTCCGCCCTGACCAGCCTCCACAACCGAGCATCGATGAACTGGCCGCCATCCGCGCCCTGTTCAACGGTAACGCCACCAAGCACCAGCAGGCGCATTTCGTCGGCTACCTGCTGGCGATGTGCGCGGTCGGCCAGTCGGAATACGGGCAGGGTGAGTTCTGGGCGTTCCAAGGCGGCAAACGCTGGGTGGCGACAACACTGATGGCGCTGGCGGAAGTGCGGATGGCGCCGGCCGCCGTGAAGAGAATACTGGAGAAAGAGCATGACGACTGACACCGTCGACACTATCGACAAGACCGAGACGAAAACCGCGGACACGTCGACCAAGACTGAAACGAAGACGACGGACGCCAAAACCGACAAGACGTCCACAACGGACGACAAGAAAACCACCACGACCACGACCGATTCCAGCGATTACGACTGGCGCGGCAAACTGGCCGGCGAGGACAAGAAGTTCCTAAAGGAGCTGGAGCGGTTCACTGACGAGCCAGCGTTCGCCAACGCCTATAAGGATGTTCGCAGCAAAGCGACCGACCCGCGCCGGCTGATGATCCCCGGAGAGGATGCGTCCGACGAAGACCGCGCCGCCTACGCCAAGGCCCGGAAGATCCCAGACGATCCGAAAAAATACGAGATCAAGGTCAAGCCGCCCGAAGGCTACGAGGTCACGGAAGCGGACAAGACGCGACTGGATGCCCTGACGGCCAGATTCCACAAGCGCGGCGGCATCCTCGCCGATCCGGAAGTCGTCAACGCCATTCACGAAGCCTACTATCTCGAGCAGGAGGAGGCTGCGGCATTCGCAGAGGCAACTGCCATCCGCCAGCGGGAGCTGACCCAAGGACAGATCACCAAGCTCTGGCCGGGGAACGAGGGCAAGCGCAACGTCTCCTTCGCTCAAGCCGCTGTCGAGCACTACTTCGGCAAGGCGTGGGAAAAGGTCAAAGACCGTCAGTTCGCCGACGGCTCGCTGCTGGGCGACGATTTCGATTTTCTGCAGGCATTCGCCAAGATCGGCCGCGATCATGTGGAGGACCCTGTCTTCCTCGAAGCCGGCCGCAACGGCGTCGATCCCGCCAACAATCTCGAACAGAGGAAAATGAACATCCTCTCGATGAAGTATTTCGACCCCAAGAAGTTCGCCGAGCTGACCAAGCCCGGTGGCGAACTGGAACAGATTTATGCGGCTCTAGAGCGGCATAACCAACGAGGCCAAGCGGCCTAGTCAGGCTGGCTTTCTCCCCCGGCGATCAGGGAAGAAAGACCAGCGCGCAGTAACCCAGTTTCCGGCCCTGCGAAGCAAACGAAGACTGTCTTGCGGCTCTCGGCAACGAGTAACCCGCCTGGCGGACGGCATCGCCATTCCTGCAATCAACCCAATGAGGATGAGCAGCCATGGCTGTTAACCAGATCACCAACGTATTTCGCGAGCAGTACAACGACGAATTCAAGATGGACTACGACCGGAACCAGTCGCTTCTGAAGCAGACCGTCCGCAATGACGGCGCGCAGAAGGGCGAAGTGGTCTACTGGGACGTGGTCGACCCGTCGGACGCGGCCAATGTCCGCACCCGTGACGGCGATATCCCGGTCTCGCAACTGGGCCTCTCGCAGGTCTCGGGCACGATGGAGGAACACTTCAAGAAGTTCCGCATCGACAAGTTCGACCTGTTCCGCGGCAACCCGAACACCCGCAACGCCCAGCTGATGAAGGGCCGGTCCTCGATCAACAAGGCGATCGATCAGGCCATCATCGACCAGCTCGACGCCACCTCGGTGGCGATCAACTCCGACGCCGCCATCGACTTCGGCGTCAAGTCGACGTTCCTGACGTGGACCACGACGCTGTGGAACAACGATGTTGAGCCGGACGGCAATGTCTGGGGCCTCGTGACTCCCAACGGGTATGCGCAAATGGAGACGATCGATGACTTCGTGTCGATCGACTACAACGAGATCAAGCCTCTCGTTGAAGGCGCTCCGCCGATCGGGCAGTTCCGCAAATGGCTTGGCGTCAACTGGATTCGCCACACCGGCTTGACCGGCAAGGGCGGGGCCACGGCCAAGTGCTACATCTACCACGGCACAGCCATCGGCCACCAGATCGACGGCGAGCCCGAGACCTACATCAACTACGACGGCGGACAGGACAGGTACGAAACCTGGGTCAAGGCGGTTCACGTCGCCAAGTCGATCCTGACGCGCGGCATCTGCCGTGCTGTCCACAACGACACCGCCGCAATCGCGTAACCGAACAGCGAAGAAGGAAAACACACAATGACTTACGCAACTTCCAAGCTGCACGGCCCGCTTCACATCGGCCTCGGCATGAGGTTCTGGGCGCTGGATACGGTCGACATCGTTACCGATGTCGACGCGGCTGGGTTCATCTCCGACGCCAAGGAGCGCGGCATGTACAAGGGCGACTTCGTCTTTGTGCGCGTTTGGACCACGGCGATTCCGACCGAAACGTCGGAAATGCTCACTGCGGCCGGCGTCGCCAACGTTATCGCCGATTATGCGATGATGGTCGTTATGGGCATCTCGACGGCCGGCGCTGCCGACCTCTCGAACGAGACGGCGATCACGATCACAAATTCCGATTAAGATCAATCGGTTACACCTGGGCAGGGGCTTCGGCTCCTGCCCCAATTCTTTGGAGACACCATGCCAGAAACGACCCGCTGCCCGACCAAGAACTGCCTCGAAATCGAGCGCGACGGCAAACAGTTCGGGACCTATGTCGCGACGGTTCCGGCCGAACACGCGCTCGATGTCGTGCTGGCGCCCGAGTATTTCGGGCAGATGCAGTCGAGGTCCAAGACCGACCGGCTGCTTCGCCCCGGCGATTTCATCGATGTCCGTCCTGAGGACTGCTCGTGGTATGTGCGGCTCATGGTCCGCGCCTGCCTGGGGACAATCGACCAGGTCATTACGGCCGCCATCGTTCCCGCTGTCATGTTCGATGTCGGCGAACTTCCGGACGGCTGGTCCATGGAATACAAGGGGTCCGGCCGGAAGTGGACGGTCTTCTACAAGGCCTCGGAGAAGGCCGGAGGGTTCATCACCCCCGAGGAAGCCAAGGCCAAGATCGATGAACTGGCCGGTGAGGCGCCCGCGGTCCCGCGCAACAAGGGCGGGAGACCGCGCAAGGCAGTTGCCGAGGCTCCTGCGAAAGAGCCTGAGCCGGCCTGATGACGACGCAGACCGATGTGGTGAATGATAGCCTGGAGTGGCTGGGCGAGCCGCCCTCCAGCGGTCCTGACGATGATTCCACATGGGTGGTTCGCTGCAACCAGGCCTACACCCGCGAGGTCAAGAAGCTGTTCGAGGAGCATTCCTGGAACTTCTCGATGACCAAAACGCTGCTCACCGCTGTCGATCCTACCCCCGACGGCTGGACCTACGGGTTCACCAAGCCGGGCAAGTGCAAGCGCATCGTCAAGGTCGCGGCCTCCTCCAATCCAACATGCGGGCAGATCGACTATCTCGACTTCGGGGGCCGCATCCTCACCAACTCCGAAACCACCTGGCTCGACTATGTCGACGGAGAGAAGATCGACAGTCCCGGCATGTGGTCGGAACTGTTCGCGGGCGCCCTTGCCGTGAAGATCGCGGTCAAGGTCGCTGGCGTGTTCGGCAAGTCCAATGTCGATTGGGACCGGCTCGAACGCGGCGACCGCAAAGCGCTGTCGAAAGCCAAGCTCTGGGACGCCCAGCAGAACGGGCCATTCGAGATCCCGCCGGGCCAGTACGAAACCGCCCGCCATGGGTTCTCGCGCCGCTATAACGGATAGCTCCGTTGGCAAAAACGAACATCACCGTCGCGACATTCAACGGCGGCGAGGCAGACAAGCCGACGCTGGCGCGCGTCGACATCGATATCTACTCGCGCCTCGCCGAGCAGATGGAGAATATCTTTCCCTATACCCAGGGAATGATGGCAAAGGCCCCAGGCTCGAAGTTTATTCGCAACGTCACCGCCCTTGCCTATGTGCTGGAGGAGGATGGCGATACGGTCCTCGATGAGGCCGGAGAACCTGTCCTGACCGAGGGCGACAGTCTCGCCGTGGTGCGTCCCTTCGTGCGGTCGGACGAGTTCGCCTACGTGCTGGAGTTCGCCGCCAACCAGGTGCATTTCGTTCTTGATGGCGCGCATGTCACTATCGACGGCGCCGCCGCTACGATTGGAGAATGGACCGACGAGTCAGCCTCGCCCCCGGCCGGCGGCGGCGCCCCGATCGCGCCTGGAACCGAAGACGTCGGCGATCCCTTCTATGTCGATATCGACTATGACTGGATCATCACCACTGAGGGCGGCGGAGGCGTCCTGCCGTGAGCATCGTCTATGTTCCGGCGAACAACACGGTCCTGTTCTTTACCTCCGCCG